AGAGCATAACGAGGTGGTATTCGATACCTTGCACGAACTACAACTCAACAAGAGATAGCACATAACCTGCACCCCGTGATACCGTATCACGGCACGGGGTGTAGCCATGTGAGATCTGTCACACTGACAAGTCCACTACAAAAAAAAACAAAACATATTAATTATGAAAACCAACGCTACAAATAACGAAGCCATCATTACTGACCTTAACTCAGTAGTCCTTGCCAACCTAACTACCCGACGTGGTAACACCAGCACCCAGTGCAAGGTGACTGCCGATGACGTGGCTTACAAAGCAGGGGCAGAGCGCAAGCTACTGAACGTGTCGTTCCGACACCTCAACTCAGAGGAGATCAAGACCGCTAGGTCTATCATCGTGAAGCTGACCAAGGACATCAGCAAGGTGACACTACCCTGCCCGTCTATCCAAGGTGCAAGGTATGTCAAAGCCAAGGACATGGATGACGTGCAACGCATGGTAGACGAGGCGGAAGCCGAGCTTAATGATGCCAAGCAAGAGATCACCAGACGATGGCACTCGATCCTGACCTCAGCTAAGGCATCAGCTAGTCAGCTCGCTCGCATCAATGACATTGACTGGCCCGATGCCGAAGGCTTTGTCGAGACACTAGGCATCGAGCTCGAGTGGCTGGCATCACCCGCCCCTATCCAAGACACCGTGCTCGAGACTATCAGTGACGAGGTAGCATCCCGAGCCCGTGCATCACAAGCGGCTGACAAGATGTTCCTCAAGGCACACGCCGCCCCCGTCCGCGAGCTGGTCGTGGCACTAGCCAAAGCGGCTGAAGCTACCACCGCGTCAACGCAAAAGGGTAAGCGTCTTCGACAGGCTAACTTCGATAACATCTCCAAGGCTATCGACAATGTATCGACATACAACTGGCTCGACCTACCCGAGCTGTCTGACCTAGTGCATACCATCAAGTCATCAGTCGGCACAGTAAACGGTCCGAGCCTGTCACGTGATGAGCGCACCAAGGTTGCCAGTAAACTGGAGGATGCACAAGCTGTTGCACTCGACACCCTCAACGACCTCGGCATCTGAACCCCGATTCCTGAACCCTGCTTGTGCCTACCGTGATACCGTATCACAGGCAGGGTCAGAATTATCTTGACTAATTATTCACAATCAATTATTCTCTAAACCACAACACTAAATACCACTACTATGTCTATTACAGCACAACACGAATCGACCTCCCCTATCGTAACCTCTAGCCAGATCGTCGGGCTCGCACAGATTGCATTTGCATCTGGCTCCATGTATCACATCGAGGGTCAAGGCGGTGGAGGTAAGACCTCCATCCTACAGCACGACCTAGCCACAGCCATGGGCATACCACCCGAGCGTGTCTTCAAGGTCAACTGCTCTGGCTACCCACCATCAGAGCTGGTCGGCTATGGTATCCCAGACAGCGAGACCCACGATATGTGGTTCGCCCGCCCAGAGCAATGGCCTCATGCCCTCACCGTAGGCAAGGACGAATGCCTACTCATCCTCGACGAGTTCACTCAGTGGGCACCCGAGGCACAGTCCTTATGTCGCTCACTCTTTGACCCAGTCAATGGCGTCCCGATGATCGGCACCCATGAGCTCGGCAGTAATGTCCACATCTGTATCACATCCAACCGTGCGATAGATGGCTCGAGATCCCTGCGAGTTGATGCACCCACATCCAACAGGTGCATGACTAACACCCTAGCCCCCGACCTCGATGACTGCCTAGCATACTACGCGAACCAAGGTCTAGCTACCTCACCGTTGTTTGCATTCCTCAAGTTTACCCAAGGTCTCAATGAGACTGACCACTTCAACCCTGCTATCGGCAAGGGCTGGGATGGCGGACCTCATGCCACCCCCCGTAGCTGGGAGTTTGCACTCCGCTATACCAAGGGTCTCAAGCTAGACGCATTCAATCACTCCACCTTGGAGACTGCCATCAAGGGATGGGTCGGCATGAAGGCAGGGTCAGCCGCTTGTGCTTTCATCCATACCATCAGTGCATACATCCCACGCCTCAAACAGATCAGAGCAGGGCAAGAGTCTATGCCCAACGGTGACCCGTCGGCACAATACTCCATCGCCTACGCCGCCCTCCGCACAGCTAAGAAAGAGGTCGAGGATCTCGGGGGCATCGCGTCCGACGCGGTGGTCAGTGGCAACGTGGACTGGCTAGTAGATCGCATCATCATACCTGCCGAGGGTGAGCTAAGAGGCTGGGCATACCGAACTGCCCTAGCCATTGGCATACCCCTCGAGAAGCATGACCGCCGTGCACAGATGCAGAGCCTGTAACCCGAACCCTGCTCCCTGTGATACCGTATCACAGGGAGCCAACACTAAACTACTACAACCGATGAACGCTACCACAATTCATAACGACCTTATCCCACAGGGCAATGGCAAAGCCAACGCCAGCTACGATAGCAATGGCAATGGCATCGTAGCCAAAGCAATGCGCCGAGTCCGCGACCACCATGGCATGGCTTATAACAAACTCTTATCACTACGCTGGGAAGCCAGCAACATGACACCGTACGGTGCGACAGATGGCAGACGCCTAGTCCTCAACCCGCAGGGTATCGACAAGCTATGTCAGACATCCAACCCAGTAGGGTACATGGCTTTCCTCCTAGTTCATGAGGCACTGCACGCACTGCTCAATCATGGCACCAGACTCAGCAAGTTCACTGACCACCAGCAAGCTAACATCGCGGCTGACTATGTCATCAATGCCATGATCAAGCGTGCCAACCTAGCTTGTATGCGGGGCGGAGCTAAGCGACCACCATTCCCCATGATAGCTGGGTGTCTTATCGACGAAGCCCTGTCTGCAGATAAGGAAGTCGAGCAGTTGTATGGTGAGCTCATGTCCCAGACCCCCGAGCCCGAGCCCGAGCCCGAGCCCGAGGGTGATGACCAAGGTGATGACCAAGGTGATGACCAAGGTGATGACCAAGGTGATGACCAAGGTGATGACCAAGGTGACAGCCAAGGTGACAGCCAAGGTGACAGCCAAGGTCAGGGAACCAGCGGTACACGCACCGACGATGAGATCCTCGGCGATGACTTTGTCGGGAGCATCAATGGCGAAGACACCTTCGAGCCTGAGCTCGACGAGGGCGAGAGCCCCCGAGATGTGGCCGAAGAGATCGACCGATGCAATGACCGCATCGCTATGAATGACCAGATCAATGAGGTCGCAGGTCTCGGCGGTAGCAGTGGACATCTAGAACTTGCTGATCACCAGAATAGAGGTGAGCTCGACACCCCATGGGAGGACATCATCCGAGACTGGATGACCTACTCCACATATGCTGGCTGGGTCAGCCCATTCAATCAACAGGTCTTCCAAGCCACAGGCATGGTCTCCGCTGGTCGTGGTGGTAAGTCGATCAACAACCTAGTGTTTATAGTAGACACCTCGGGGTCTATGTGTGGTAGTGCGCTACGTGATATCATGTCTAAGATCCAAGTGGTACTCGACGAGTTACAACCCCGTAGCACAGCCATCATACCATGTGACCACACTGTGCACACGGTGCATGACGTAGAGCTCGGGGGCTTTGTGCCCCGCACCCTAGAGGGTGGGGGCTGGACACTCTTCCAGCCAGCCCTCGACTATGCTGAATCACACTACCCTAACTCAGATGGGATAGTATTTCTTACCGATGGGTACGCTTCAGATCTACATAAGATCGAAGAGCCCACTGCCCCAATCCTATGGTTGACCTACGGTCTGACCGAGGACCAATATCCTTTTGGCGACGCCATCAAAGTTCGTTTGTATGACTAGTAGTAAGGCCTTGTCTCCACGTGATACCGTATCACGTGGGGGCAGGGTAACTACCTAACCTCAATCACAATAACCCCACCAATTAACACCAACAAAATAAAACAAAACAATGACACTAGCATTATTCATTATCATTACACTTGCCACATTCGTAGTATTATTCGCATACTCCTTGTCCACGAGCAAGCCACAGCAGACCCACCCCGCACCACGTCAACCCAAGTGGATCGAGTCTTGCCAAGTAGCACTACTAATTACCACAGGTGTGGGCTTCGGTCTTACCTGCCTGACCTTGGTAGTCGCAGTAATTATATCAATCTCATAACCTAACTAAACATATGACAACGACACAAGTAACACTACCCATCCACATGATTGACATCGTGCGGTATAAGAACTGGACTGGCCTCACTGTAGCTGAACTCTTCCACGCTGGGAGACTAGGATCCAATGGATCAGACAAGAAGAACATCGAACGCTTCGCCCTCCACATGCACCAACCCCGAGACCTAGACGAGCACCATGCTCTCATGGCCTTGGCTAACGATGCATACGAATACCTACTTAACGAATAAGACAATGCAAGTAACCATAACAATAGATGCAACGAGTGAGCGCCAGCTTACTGACTCTCTAATCAAACTAGCCACCAACATATCTGATACCGATACTGGTTCATATGAACTGATGGATGGGTCATACCAAATCGAAGAAGCCAACGTAGAAATGCACCCATAAACAAATAGAAAACAAAACACATCATGAAAAAACTAGATAAAGAAGAACTGCTCCGAGAAAACCGCGATCTTCGCATCAAGGTTAAGCAGATGGAGCAGGAGATTCTCGACCAAATATCCCACTCAGGAGTTTGGATTGAGAAGCTGAAAGCAAAGTCGCAGCAGGTTATCGACTTGCTCAACAAGTATGAACCCGACCCATACGAGTCGAACAATGAAAGTAACGATAACAATAGACGCAACGAGTGAGCAACAACTTGCTGACTCCCTAATCAAACTAGCCACCAACATATCTGATACCGATACTGGGTCATATGAACTGATGGATGGGTCATACCAGATCGAAGAAGCTAACGTACAAATACAACCACAATCTAATTAACAACTAAGACAATGAAACAACTAAGCAAACAAGAGATGGTCGATGCAATGACCACCAACATAGACGCCACTTACAACCTGCTCAACACACTGGTTGACCAGACCACCCCCGAAAGCATCCGTGCGCTGTATGATAACTACATGAACGATACGGAAGAAGAAGAGGAAATGTATAGTGGATACCTCCCAACTAATCTGGAAGTACAGCTTGTCAGTCTAGGAGGTGAGTGGGCAGTCGATGTCCGAGAGCGAGCCAAGCATGAAGATGATGCTGACCCTTGTCTGGACGGGTATCTCTTTCACTCTTATAAGGAAGCCCGCGCCCTATATGAGAAAGCAGTAGCCTATCACGAGCACCACCCAGTCACAACCATGGGAGAACTATAACCATGATCTACTTACTTGCACCCTGTATCCTGATTCCCTTATCCTGTTACACGATCTATTACCTATGGGTCACGTATCATAATGATAAGTATCTATCCAAGCTGAGGCGTAAAGCTGATGCACAACTCAAGGACGACACACACCGCACCTTCCTTCTAACCATACGAAACAAAACCAACACCCAAAAATAAACATGAAACTAGAAACACAAAAGATAAATGTAATCCGCAAGTTTGAATCCTCAGCTTACCAACGACTCAGCGTCAAGCAAGTGCTCGCGCTGTTCTACCTAGAGGATGATGACATCACAACCACCGCCCTTGCCAAGAGGGTGGGTGTAACAAGTGCCGCCGCTACTGGCATGATCGACCGCATGGTGGACCGAGGCCTAGTAGTGAGGAACCGCAACCGCTCCGACCGCAGGGTCATCACCGTTCAGATCACTGACCAAGGCCGAGGCGTAGTAGAAAGGATCGTTAACTCATGACACCAAAACCGCGAACACCATTCGCTAAATCCTTGGGGGCACCCACCCCCAAGGATTATGACCGACTAGTTCAACGAGCTAGTGAATTGTCTGGTATATCAATGACGGATTTGCTATCCTCAAACCGCACCCAGCGGGTGAGTCAATGGAGACAATCAATCTTCTACGTGCTCCGCCACATGGGTGCTACCTTCCACGAGATAGGATCATACTTCAACAGGACACACGGCACCATCATCCATGGGTGCAATGCCCTTGAGAGGAATGCAAACAATAAGACTGTAAGAAACATCATCATCGAGTTAACTAAGCCGACCAATGGAGATACCAACGACGAGTAATGTAAAAGCACTGGAAGCATTTCATGATGTCTTTCTGCAACATGTTCGCCCCGTAGCGGAGCATGATCGAATTACTCTGAAGGGTGACGAAGCTAAGAAGTATGAGGAACTACGTGCTAAGTTTATACCTGCATCTATTGTTATGGATGTCATAAGCTACATGAAGTATCACCTCAGTGAGTTCGCCGCCGATGAAGTATTGAAGATGGGATGTGAGGGAGACACGCAAGCGATGATAGAAAGGTGCGACGAGCTCGACCCCTACTTCAAAGCCACAAGGTCACTCGCCCTCGCCGTCCATGTCTTTGCCACCGAGGCCAGTGAGACATTCACAACTGCAGATGAAACCAACGAAGAATAGTTATGCCAAACTCACACCACCCATTCGAGAAAGTAACTGGCGGGAAAGGCGATAGAGATATCCGCACTGACCCAGCCAAGTATCGCAACAGTTTATTCTGGAAACGATCAGCGTGCTGTGATGCACATGTCGAGTCGGACCAAGGTAAGCTAGTGTGTAAAGCATGCGGTAAGATCACCACGACAAGATAAACAATCTGGTATTGTAGCGGAGTTTGTTTAGTCTCTGGTTACCACATCGCCATCCCTGTAACTACATAAAAGCAGGGAACATTTTCTAAATTAAATATACTAAACCAAACAAACACTATGAACAAAGGAACAATACAAACTATAGCTCAGGCTATTGATAACTCATCTATTGATATCTTCCCTGAGGATGTCACAGTAGTTGACAATGATGACGTGGAACTAACTATCCAGTATGATAAGAAAGATCCTACTAAGCTGGTGATTAATGAATGGCACAGTCAATGGTATTCAGACGATCGCAGTCGAAGGGAAGAGGAAGATCGAGTTGATGATAGTAAATCAATCTATCATTCTCTTGATGGCATCTTGTGTAAAACCTTTGAGCAAGTTACTGAATGGGCTGAGCAAGGAAAAAAGTGGGAAGACTTGCAAAGCATGCACACACAAATACTACATACAGTAGAGAAACATTATCAGAAAGCAACGGAGAGGTTCTTTGTTTATTGTGAGCGATGTGGTAACGACAGTCAATGCCTAGACAACTCACTATGCGACTATTGCCGCTATGTAGCGGAGAAGGACGTTTAATGCCCTGAGAATCGCACACAGCACTGATCCCTACACCCTGCACCGTGCTACGTCAGCCCTGAACCCCTTTAAATACAGGGATTCAGGGCTTTCTTGTGCTCTTACTGAGTCTTCTTTCTTTTGATTACTGAACCCTCGGACAGGAGGTACTTCTTGGGATTAGCATTAATCCATTTGTAAGCTTCCTTAATCCTAGCAAGTTTCATCTGCTTCTCTTCTTCCGTCTTGGCAGTAGCGATCATCCTCTGAGTAAAGTCAGGTGTCAGGTTGATGCCATCCATGACCCCGTTCATCAGGTTCTTAGTTCTACGTTTTGATAACACCTCACTAGCCGTCTGGTAAATGTGCTTGTCAGACATCCCATACTTAGAAGCACCTCGCATCATTCTGATCGCGTGGTTAGACACAGCCTGTCTGTCCTCATACTCTTCCTCAAATATCTCAACAATGCTTTGTTCAGATATAGGCTTGAGGGATCGGAGTATGTTCTTTCGGGATTTAATATTAGCAAACTCTCGACGGCTCTCATATAGGTAGTTCGTAAGCTGACGCTCAGGATCAATGGTGTGCACCTTGAACGGTCTGACCGCGCCATATAATATATTCTGAACAGAGTTCTCTGGGTCAGTATATACCTCGTCACTCGTAGCCGTCTGATATGCTTTGATCGCACGCTTCAAAATGTCAGGGCTATACGCCTCGTTAAACAAGAATGTCAATCTCTTGATAGCCGCCTCCCCTGTCGTGTCCGAAACATTCTCGACGATAGGTTTGTTGTTCGTCGGGTCCCTGTTCTCTATGACTGCAGTCAATGCACCCGCCGCGATCTGTTCATCTAGATACTGATCAACAAACAGACCATTGACTAAGGCCGCGCCCGCTTCACCAAACTCACCTCTGCCCATCTTCTCAAACGCCCTAACTACAGGGTCTGCGAGTAGAGCATATGGGTTGATGAATGTCAGGTCAATAGTCTTATACTTGTCACCACCTCCGAAGAACTTACTCCACTTAGGTGGGATAGATAAGAATGAGTTGCCCCTTAGGTATTCGGGAGCAGTCTCACGTTGGAAGTCCTGCATGTCATCATCCTCGGTACCAGCTATACCTGCAAGTATAGAAGCCACTAGGCCCATGCTACCAACACCGACCGCGAGCATACCAACCATACGCTTCAACCCGCGAGCCTTGATAACACTACTATCACTCCTCATCTCCTGATTTGCGAGCTTGAATGTGTTGAACACCACCCTCGGAACCTCAGCCTTGAATCGGATAAAGGGTGCTACTAAAGCACCGATGCCATGTCTCGCTATGTCTTTAACAATAGGAGGAGCTTGGCTAGATGACTGTGCTGTCATCAAAACTTTATCCCGTGCCATTTGTTTGAGGTCCGAGTCAGAGTAGTCAGCGAATGAGCCACCTTCCTTCTCGGCCTTAGCCTTAGCTTTACGTAATACTTTAAGCTCGTTCTCGTAGTAGGCTATCTTATAGAAGCCGTCCACTGCACCAGCCATCCGAGTGGCTACTTTATAAACCTTACCAAACGTAGCCTCCGTACCCTTAGCCGCAGCCTGAATTAATTTATTCTGCTCACTGATAACATCAGACAAGTTACGGGTACCATCCAACATGTCCTTCATCAGCGTGGATCTTAGCTCATTATCAATAACACCCAGTGCGGACAGCTCCGTTAAGTAGGCGTCCATCCTGTTCGGATCTTTGAGTTCGTCCCATACATACTTGGTCTTAGCAATCATGGATGCCCCGTTAACAAACCCTTGGGATGGCCCGAAGAACACGATGTTTGATAACATGTTTCGGATATAGAAACCTATCGAGCCTAATGTCTTAGTAGCCATAGACAAACCAGATGCCTGTCTTAGTGTGGATGTCATGAACCCAACTACTTTTTCTGAATCGGTGTCGGTCTCGGTATTGATGTCAGACTTGAACAGTTCGACTAGCCCCTCGCGCACATGCTTTGGTGCATACATCCCACGGAGTGGGTTGTTAGCGGATGTCTTCTTGGGTGTGACCGCGTCCCAGTCTTCGTAGGCTTCGGGGTCTTTCTTCCGAGCGGCCTTCAGTTGCTTAGCCGTCATTAGGAATCCTTCTTTCTGACCCATCTTCTGGATGTTTGAGAACATAGCCTGATTCGCCGCCATGGTAGACACGGTTAGGAAGGTACGCACTAGGTTGTCTACTGTAGCTTCAGTACCAACCTCACCAAGCAACGCCCGTAGTCGGGGGTCTAGGTCTTTCTTCTCTTTGAGATTATCTTCAAGGATCTTAGCATCATCATTACTGACAACGTCATTCTTACCTGCTCTCTTATACTGGGCTAAGAACTTATCCACTTCGAGCTGACCCATGGTCTTCAGACTATCGGGGCTCTGCTCTTGGAACTCTGCCTCTACAATTAGATCAGCTTCCTGAGGGTTGAATACCAGACCAGCGTTCTTAGCTTGCTCACGCAACTCGTCTCTTCTCTTTAACTTGAGATCCTCAATGAAATACTTACCAGCCTCTTCCCTTATGCCCGCATACTCAGGTGAATTACTAGCGTGCTCATGGAATCCAGTCTCAGTAAACATACGATACTGAGTGGTCAGGTAGATACCTTTCTGCACATCGAAGTGTGCTTTCATACCCTCGTCCATACCATAGAGATCCTTCATCTTCTCTTGGATAGGTTCGATCAACTCAGACCTAATATCCCGTATGGTCTGTGCCAACTCAGGAGATACCTCCTCAAGTTCAGCCAGAGCCTGAGTTTGCTCAGCTATAATTTGCTTGGCGATAACTTGTTTCTCAGCTAATAGCTTACCAAACTTATTATCAGCCGCTATCTGCTCGTCTAGTTTCCTCTCCTTTGTAGACTCATAAGTTGTCTGGGCAATGGTGTCTAGCTCTGCTTGATACTCGTCCTCGATCTCTTTGCGTCGTTCACGTGGGACAATCGCACTACGACCAATGGCCTTGTTGAGACGAGCAGTGTCCGAGCTATCTAGCTGGTCACCATATGCTTCCTTCATGAGGCGATCAAACTTAGTCTTGAAACTGTTCGCTGTTTTCTCAGCCGCGTTCCTAAAGAACTGACGATTCTGAATCATACGCTCTATCCTAGGATCTAGGGCGCCCTTTAAGATTCTGCCAATTAAACTAGTCGGGGCATCATACCCACCTGTGGCATAGAACGGTAGCTCCAGCTGGTCAATGAACCCTGAGTAGTCCATCTTGTCTGGGGTAAATCCTTCGGACGGAGCGATAGCTGACTGTAATCCCAAGCTCCTACGGAACCTGACATCCTCAGCTGTTTGCCCATATATCTTGTTACGGTAGCGGTTAATGATACCTTGGTCACTTGGCGATGTTATCTCCCAAGTCTCATTCCAATTATCATCTTGGATGATGTTGGCAAAAGCCTCGGTAGCACTATCAAAACCAAGATATTCCTGCCGCTTTAGTGCATTGCGAACTGACTGTGGCATCCTTTCCAAGTCCCCCCGCACTGCACCAGACATCAGAGCCTCCCCCATGAACTGCTCATCGTATTGATTAGGATTTCCAATAGCGGATTGGAGTCCACTTGTTCTAGGTGCGTCTTCAGTCTCCATGACCCATTCGGGGAGGAGGCCAATCTTCTGATCTGCAAAGATAGTTTCTTCACCCGTGGCCGTTTGATTAAACTCACCATAAGGACCATAGTTCACCCAGCTGTTTTGTGCTCTGGTTTCTGTAGTTAGTGCTCTTCTCGCCGCCTTGGAATACATTGTAGAATGAGACCTCCATGCATTCTCTTCACCACGTGCTCTAAATCCTACACCATTTCGGATGTGCCCGAAGTAATCATGTACTGCTCTAAATATATCATTTGCTAGTACTTCTCTGCCACCCCATGTATATGGACTAACTTCTAGGAGTGGGTTATCTGAAGGGTCAAATCCACTATCAGAACCAAACCCGTCTTTAGTTCCAAAAACATACATGTGGTTGTTCTCAACCACATCTAGTATTGCATTTCGAGGGTTCTTATATGGGTCTTTACCCGAGGGTGCAAACTCTAACTTAACTCCCGCCTCAATCATTGCATCATACTGAGCATACGTCTCAGCGATTAATGCTTGATATGCCTCGGCTACTTCAGGGTCCGATGGGTTGTGTTGTAGTTTATCAAATGCTCTTGCAATCCTCGCCGCCCTCTTTTCATTGACTGGGGCATAGTATGATATAGGAGTTTCCCCAATACCTGTCTGTTGCTGGTATTTTTCAGCAACATCTTGCGCGGGTTTGTACCCAGTAAATATGGTAGGAGTCCCATCGACCCTTACTGTGACTGGGAGCCCTTTGAGGTGACCCCCCGCGTCCCCGCCGTACGAATCTTTTGCACCTCCAACCACGAGATCTTCTCTTCGTTGTCTTGGGAGAGGGGCTCCGATTGCTGATTGAAGACTTCGTCCATCAGTATATCTGCGGGCGTCCTCTCTAGTTCCTTCGCGCTCACCCTCGACGCGTTCAGAAACCTCTCCGCGTCCTCTGGATTCGATGTAAGACTGGACACCTGTTCCGAGCTTAGCTTGTTTGTATTCTTTTTCATGTGTTCTTAATGTTTGTTTTTGTGAAGTTGATAATACCTCGAGATCTAGGGTCTGGTCAAATAAATATAATCTTTCTTTTTGTAAGAACTTAATGATTGCCCGACCCTCAACAAATGTACGAGGTGGCCTATCCTTCGGATAAAAAACATCAGCCGCGTCATCAAAGCTAGACTTGAACGCTCCTGTTTCACCAGTCCACCCATTCTCATCCCATGTTTGTTTCTCACCAAACCACACCACCGCCTGAAGATCGTCGGGAGACATGTTTAGTTTCTGGGCTGCTTCTCGGAACACTATCTGACCTAACGCGAAGTCTTGGTTTTTAACTCCCGTCTCTGCTTTGGGGATAATTCTCCACCTCTTTGTATTACCCGCGTATAAAATTCGGCGTAGAGTCCGTGCCGCCCACACATCAATGGTGGCTTCAAGAGACTCCCCACGTAAGTTCATTGCAAATTGTGGTGTCTTAGGTGCTTTTGTATTTTCCCGCCACACTCCAGCAAGCACCCGCAGAGATGGCATACTATTTTGGCCAAACTTCTTTGTTGCATCATACGACTGGGTCAAGGTCATCCCTGACCGATCCACCCATCGCTCTACAATATCCTGTGCTTTGACAGTCTTGGCTTGTTTTGCGGTAATCACCTGACGCTTGACGGCTTCGGACACGAGGGTTCCCGCATTGATAATATCATACAGTTCTAGGTACTGCTTTATGTTTGAGTCAAACTCACCTGATTTATACCTCTGATAAATTTCAGCGGCATATATAAAGTTTTGTTCGACCCCTGTGTTAGCAGACGTAGCTCCGAGTAAGTTAGTAAATATTACAAGATCTTCTTCTGTGAATATCTCTTTTAATCTGGATTGCATCCGAGTGTACCACCCCAGTCCCGCCGCTACATCGGGACGTTCCATCATTTTATTAGTCTCCTCAACGAGACGTTCAACCGCAGCATCGACAGCACCACTATCAATTAGTTTTTGAATGTCTTTACGCCCCCTTGGACCGACTTCGTAGTGGAGGGAGTCATAGTCTAAAGGTTGTGAATAAGGCTGGTCTTTTTTAGGGGCGGTCTTAAAGAAGGGAGCGCCTATTAAGTTATATTGTTGATTCTTAGGCTCTCCTTTGGCGTTAAGAGGAGTTACAGTAATCTCTTCTCCATACTCACTTGGCTTAGCATACCCATAGTTCTTAGCTATACCAGCTTGTAACCCGTCGGATCGAGTAAGGAACTCTTCTGGATCAGTAGTCAAACCTTCCTCAAGTTTGTCCGCGAGGACAGCCAAGCCTTGGTCTGGTCGTGTTGGGTCAAATGCAATAGATGATTCCTGAGTCCTGTATCCTGCTTTGATGGAACGTAGTTCGTGGATCAGGCTATTGACTGCCGAGTCCATGAATCGGTTACCCTCACCGTTGTTAAGCTCCTTCTGGAACTTACGCATTTCAGCCATTCGTCGGAAGTATCCACTAACATAGCGGAACATGATCTTCATTAGCGATGGGTTGGTGCGGTAGAACGCCCAGTCTTGTTCTGTTGTAAAGCCACTAGTCAGAACTTCCATACGCATACGTAGGTGCTCTTCGGTTAGCCTAGCCTTCAGGTCCAGTAAGTCAGCCTGACCTTGTTCATCGAGATCGGTCGCACGAATCAGGGCAAGGGCTTCAGCGGCTTGCTCAGGTCGGTCAGCATAGTATGACTCAACGATCTCTTCATACATGTAGTCAGGCAGGGTGTCAGCTAACTCGTCTATCTCCTCTTGTGTAAGTGTGTTAAAGGAAGCAACGTGACTTAGCTCATGTGACATGACCTTTGCTACGATTAGTTTCGATGATGCTAATCCGAGGTCCTGAGTGAGGTTCATAATGAACGCGGGGTTGACTACAACCACACCGTCGCGGAACTCAGCCGCAGCATTGATGGTCCGATCAATTTCCAGCGGCACCTCTGGGGGGACTAACTCCCTAGCCACGCGGAGGAGAGCCTCTGCTTTTTGTTGAGCCTCACTAATCTGAGCTCGGTTGGTTACGCCCTCCGTGTCAGTATCAACTTCCGTGAGTTCTGACACCAGCTCGTTTAAGTCTTCTGCCGCTTTTTGTGCTATTAGTTCATCCTCAGTAAGCTCTACGTCTTGCTGTGCCTCAGCCAATGATGGATCAGAGTATACAGCGGGTACACCAGTAGCTTTAAATGCGTCCGAAGTCGCCTTCATGTTTGCAGTAACCTCTGCGACTACTCGCTTGGCACGGGTCTTAGACCTAGGATCACTCACTGATACTGTTGACTGAGCTAAGTCAATCACGTCCGTCAGCGCATCAGCATACTTAGATGCCTCCTCAGTTGTCACGCCTTTACCGAAGAACTTAAATATAGAATCCATGATCTTACGGAAGAAACCACGACCACCTTTATCAGCACCTAAACCTTTAATCTCTGCTTGGAGTTCTGGGCTTAGCATTATACCAGCCACAAACTCGTCCATGTTAACTAAGGAGTCCATCAGAGCGCTGTTGGATCGGTAACCAGCGGTACTAGCCGCCTCAGATATCTCTTGTCTTAGTGCATCGAGCCGCGTAACCGCATCCAGTTGGGCTGGGGTCAGTGTAGAACGTGGCTGGCTAAGGACTTTGGTCAGGGTAGCGTGTACATATTCCTCTAGGAGTACGTTGGATAGTCCGCGACCGTTGTGCCCATCTAAGTTCAGGACGACTTCTAGACTTCCATCTGTCATGGTAGTCTGCATCCCAGCGAATGGCAGGTTCGCGCTAATGATTGTGAACTTCACATCACGTACCAATTCCACGTTCTCTAGGATCAGATTTGCAACTAACTTATGTGCAGTTGTCCCTGTCTCAGCAATCTTTTGAAGTGCACTTACGACACTATTTGAATCCCCAGACACCAAGCCTAGTCTTTCAGCTTCAGCTTGGTTAGCGGCCCTAGCAATCTTACGTTGTGACTCAGCAATGCGGGATCGGGACTGGTTCTTTTTGACGACGTTCCTTGCGTTGGTGTTGTGGTCTTTGTTCTGCCGTGGCGTGCCTGTACGTACGACATTGAACCCTTCAGTAATTACCCTGTATAGGTCAGGGTTGCTGGACTCGAGACTTCCTAAAATTGTCTGTAGATTTTTACTACCTACGTTTTGATCAAGAGCTCGTTGGGTCGTCTCAGCGATCTCCTTGGTCTCCATCCTCGATATTACATTAGCGGCATCTTGGGAACCTCCCGCTAATTCTGTAGCCAGATCTACGAGTATGGCTCTAGCTTCATCACTCTCATATAAAGATTCAGCTACGTCGCTATCTTGATCAATAGCATTATTAGCCTCATCACGGCTTACGGGATCTGTGCTAACAGCTGGTATGGATGTGTCCGTATCCTCGTTAAACTGCGATCTCTCCGCATTGTTCTGCGTGTCTCTAACCCTCTTAGCTTTCTGCTGCTTCCTGAAGTTATCGCTAGATAGCTGAGCAATGAAACTCATAGGAGGCATCGTATTCTCCTTTAACAAGGGGTGGTTAACTATTTCTTGTAAAACAAAGTTGGTAGTTCTTTTTGGGAAGCTACTACCAGCAGTCATAGATGACACTTGTTTCAGTTGTTCGTTTAACTTAGCACCCGTGAGCTCCCTATACCTAGTCTGCTCTACGAAAGCTTGAATTAACCTGCTTCGGTTAGTTGCAGTGTCTTGCCTCAGTTGTAAATTCCCTGTTGGCTTTCCCTCTTGGTCTACCTCAATCGTCCCGTCCTTATTTAATTTAGCAGTTAATAGTTTACCGACAGGACCGTCGAGAATGTTCTTTCTAGCAACGTATGCATTAGCGACTAGCATAGTCTCAACTACAAAACGCTGTGATGCAGCATCAAAGAAATCACCTTCGAGCGGGGCTACACCTTTACGGTTCATTAGGTTCTTCAACGTACCACGAGAAGAACTTTTTTCAGGATCCGAACTCATCGCGTTACTGATGAACGTAGTTACGTTGTTGATGAAATCCCCAACCGTAAATACTTCACCATCTTGTACTTTGGATTTTGTTCCATCAGCTTGAGGAGCTTCGTCTATTTCTAATGGGGTTCCATAAAACGACTGATCAAATAAGCCAGCCCCCGCTGACTTCTTTAGTAGTATGTTGTAGTTGGCTTGTGTGGACGTTACTTTATCTGGATCTGATCCATCCTGAAGCATACCCTCGTTCTCATTATTTACAGACAGCACACTAAGGACTCGCCTTGTGTCTGGGTCTGCGATGATAGAAGGGTTTAGTTCCACGCCCTTAGGGACGATTACAGTCTTACCTGCTTTGAGGTATTCCGCTGTAAGTACAGGGTCATTGTCAAACACGCCACGACCACTAGAGTCTAGGAATCCTTTGACAGGAGCTCCCTTTGAGCTAGACATCTTTTTGGTGTGCGGGTTGTAATGCACCTGCTTACGACCCTCAAATACTTTACCACCCTCTGGCTCAGTGAGTGGTGTGATGGGCCACGTGTCATAAATCTGACGAGCCACCTCAGTAGATACTCTGGGGTAGTAACCTTTAGGTTTCTTGGAATACTCGAAGCCTGACTTTGTTTTGGCAGTTACGCGTGACGGGAAGCCAGAGGCCACTAGTGTGTCAAATGATACTTGGTCTTCCTCAGTATTGAGAAACTCGAGTATCTCTGTTACTGGAGCTTCAGCAGTACCTGCTTCCATGGGGATGTCAATGTCCTCCTCGGACTCAACGACACGACCCTCCTTGTCTAGATTGATCAGCATCTGTTCATTGACCTCTTCTAAGTCTACCCCCTGTTCAGCCGCTTCTTCAATCTCTTCGGGGGTGACTGGAGCCAGCGCATCAATATCAGCTCCACGGACATTAGTTTCGTCCCCTAGGTTCAGCTCTTGTTGAACTGCTTGTGACTCCTCTTCGGTAAGGTTGTCTAGTATGGGAGCCGATTTTACGATTACCTTTTCTTCAACCTGTTGCCGCTCAAATAACTGTAGCTGAACTTCTTCAAGCGTTCTTTCAACCGACTCTGGGTCTACATTACTGTCCAAATTTTCTAGGGTTGCTCCCACTAGCTCAGACATAATTGGCATCCCGACCCAGTCACTAGTCGCAGGATCTCTGACACCGATAACATAGTTCTCTAAGTCCAGCATGTAGTCTGCATCGGGACCCTTCAGGAGGTTCTCCTCAGCCTCTTCAGGTGTTAAGCGTCCCGCAAGAGCACCTTCGCCCTCTTGGTTGAGCCAGTCTGCCATGCGCTGACGTGTACCCACTTCATCTAATGTTACGTCATTAGACTCAGGGAAACCTACAATGTTTCCATCCTCATCTTTTGTTAGTGTTCCATCCACAACAGCCTCGGCTATTTGTAATGAGCGAAACAACCCCGATGTCTCCGCAGGATCGACCTCTTCAAACAATTTGTATTGATCATCTGTCATCTCCTCTTCGACGAGATAATCATAACGCGCTTGTTGCTCCTCATTTAATTGAGCTGAGTCAGACCCTTCGGGCGTAAACCATGAGTTCAGGGGGAGCGTAGTCAGTTTATCTGTATCGTGTGATAACTTCTGACTTTGAGATCTAGGATCTTGTGGCGCGGGGGTAGTAGTGTCAGCTTGAGGGGCATCAGGATCTAGCTTAAGGGTATCCTCGATCTCTTTCACCCTTTGAAGTTGATCTGGTTTGAAGAAAGTTTGCTCTCGTGCCAACTCTTTAATACCGTTCAGTTCCTCTCGAAGTTCATCTTCTCGAGCTTTTTGTGCAGCTGGACCCGCTAAAGGTTTTGGAACAAATGGGGCTGGTTCGCTAGGTGCCCCCTCCTCTGCCGACGCTGCTGCTTCAGTAACCTCAGGTGTAGCACTAGGATCTAACTCTTGTGTCAGCTTAGCCCTAGCCTCATCAGCTCTTTTACCTCGAGCAGGACCTGTCAATATATCACGGACCACTTGTCCAGTAATTGGTGCGGCCGCTGTATCTAGTTCTGCGACGACATTGTCTACAAAATCGAGCTCTAACTTCGCTTGATCTCTACGTGACTGTTCACGTAAACCAGATCTACTTGCTAACTTTTGGTATGCCCCCATACCACTACCAATGATGCCCCCAGTCAGACCTGCTCGGTAAGCTGATTCTAATCGAGCCATTCCATCAGTGCTCTGGTCAGTGTAGTAGTCAGTGATGTAAGAGTTAACGAACTCATCTAAACCCTCCTCAAGGGCTTCCGAAGTAAACCCATCAAATGCTTCGCTGACAATATTCTTCTGACCCGCAAACTTCCCAGCGTTCTTAGCCATGTCTTTGTGGATTTTGCCCACAGCATTCGCGAAGATCTTCACTGAGTCTTCCGACCCAAGTTTGACCCTAGACCCTATGTTGCCTAGCCGCTCCACGACACCTAACGCTTCCCGCTTGGTCATTCCTTTAATGAATGCATCCTCGATACCACCCTTACCAATGGATCTGAAGGCCTTCATAATACCAATGGTGGAGAATCCAGATACTATCCCAGATCCGAAAGCCCTATCATGCTTCTCTTCGTGAGACATGTCAGGATTCATCTGTGTGAGTGTGTCATATGTCGCAGCATAGTTAGCACCCGCAGACCTAGTAAATGCGGGGGTATTGATTGCGGCGTCTTGCGTCCACTTATTGGAAGCTATCTTAGCAAACGAATCAATAGCTCCCATGGCACCTTTCTTGATCTCATCCGTAGCTGGCTCTAGGATGTAACCATCCTTAACTAATCTCTTCAACGCTACCTCCGAGGACTCCTCTACTCCATCCACAACCAAACGCTTAAAGGGTGAGTTCAAGGTCATACTCTTAACAATACCTTTAGTCAAAGACTTAGTGGTCAGTTTGGCTCCCTGTTTAGCTGCGATCAGCATTGCACCACCAGCGCCAGTAGTTGCAGTTAGTGCAGCGGTCGCTGCCATGTCAGCAAAGACAGGTCCAATAGTCTCCGCCACATCTTGCCCTATACCAAATTCAACACCAAACAATCTTGCTCGCTCACGGCGTTGGGCATTGCGTTGGTTAGCTTCGATAAGTTGTTCTCTGGCCCACTCATTACCAGCCATTGCCATTGGTGCTGTCACCATCGAAACAAATCCCTGTCCCCAAGCAGCTCCTACACCCTTAGCGCGTGCTTCAAATTGACTGTAGTTGTCTGGATCAGAGAGAAAATTCTCCAATATAACGTGGTCCTTAGTGCCAGCGGCCCTACCTTCTTGCAATGTACCTAACCATTCCTCAGCATCAGCGCCTTTGCTAAGCAGCTCATTGGCTGAGTCAAAGTTTTGAGCAGACATCGCCTCACGGTTGGCTCTAAGCTGAGCCTTATCCGCTTCAGTAAGATCAGTGTTTGCATTAATAGCCTCTTCAAACTTAGCGACGTTGGAGACAAGTGAGCGGTGCATCTGAGCAGGACCATAGCCGTACTTCTTGATGTTCATCCCTATCTTAGTTGGGTCGTCCTGCAATTTGAACTGCCCAGAACCTAATAATTGATCGCCAGCGCGTTGCGTCAACACGGTTTTAAATTCATCAAGATCCATGTCCATGCTACCGAGAGCAGGGTCCATAGAACTCATGGTGCTGTAGATTGACATGGTCTCATTATTGATGAGCTTCTCTAATCTCTGCACATTTTCCTTATCGTCGTCTATGACTGCCTCGTCATACGACTTGTATAATTTAACAAATCTGTCGAACTGCTTTTGCGAGACTCCTTGTTGTTCCGAGGAACCACTCTTAGTCTCCTGTGTAGGAGGTGCTATTAACTCAGCGTCGAGTATACTGTCAACCATATCACCCAGTTCTTGTTTACGGATGATATCATATGTGGGATTACTGAAGCCATCAGGCGTCTCGAGTTGCTTGGAAATATGAGCGGCATCCTGCAAGGTAACACCATATGGCTTAGATACATCAATGATCTCTTTAGCATTCATGCCTTGTGCAGCTTTTCCAATCTGCACATATGAAGTACCATCTTCTCGTCTAATACGAGCTGCCGCTACGCGACCGTCTAAGAGTGCGCTCTTAGCTGCGTTGTCATAAAGCTTGGTTTGCAAGTATCCCTCCGCCTTGCTTTTCCAAAATTCAAGGTCATCTTTAATTTCTTGGTTTGCCTCGGTAGCCTCTGGGTCAGTTGCCATTGAGTTAGCAAAGGCTTTCTGTTTGGCACGATAAGTGATCACGTCTTCCCATACCTGTTCTGGGGTAGTGTCCTCAGGTAAATTGTCTAAGTTGTTAGCAGCGATTGCTGTAATCTCAGCTGATGGGGATTCCGCTATGAGCTTAAGACTAGCCTCTGTAGATAGCTCAGGCGCAGGGAATAGCTTTGCTGTGTTGACTTCATCCCCATCCTCGGGGTTGACTAGACCTCTTTGTACAGCCGCGCCGTAGAGTGTGTTCCTTAGATCCTGCTCAAAGCCAACCGTGGCTTGGTTTTTTTCCGCGTGCTTCCCTCTAAGATAATCCCCGTAATTTTGCAAATCACCCAGCTCGTCACCACTAGCATTGTTTACATTCCAGTCATCGAAAGAGTCAAACTCAACTTGCTCAGGAGGAACCGTAGGTTCTTCTGTTGCTTCTGGGTTAGTAGCATCATTAAGGTGTCCCCAAGGGGTCGGCGATATCGGAGCGAAGGATTTGACGTCAGGCATAGCTGTTGCGTGTATGTATTGGGTGGATATTACAATCCAGTTCTATTTTGTAAAGATGATTTTTGTCGTGGTAATACTGTGGGTGCAGAAGTTTGATATCCTGCTCTATTGTATTGCTTAGATCTATATGCTTTTTCTTGATCTGTAACGTATACGGAGAGCTGATCACGGTAACCTTCTACTGCGTCCCTTAATTCTGCGTCAGTCATACCCTTGTCTCTAACTTCAGATGGTCTCATACCCGTGAACTTGGCATAGTGACCCACTAGGATGTTCCTAGCCTTGGCTGGCATTGCGGGCTCGTCTCCGTAATCCTTCGCCTCAATATAAGCACCTTCAAGATCTGAATCCAGATCCTCTAGTTGGTCTTTTGACTCCTCTAAATCCTTAACCCCATACTTCGCGATCTCTTTCTGTGTTTCTATTTCGATTGCGGAGTCATAAAACGACTGCGCTTCTGCGACACGTTGAGCAGTATCTTCTTCATTTAACCCAAGAGCTTTGGCTCTTGATTTCACTGCTGCAATATTACCAGCTTCAATAGCTGGCCTCATCATGTTGGTTTGCTTGTCAATCTTAGCCTGTTCTTTCGCTATGCGAGTCTTCTCAGCGTTTATTTTACCAGTGGCCGCAGTATACAAGCTATTTGCCGATGGGGTGCTAAACAATTCGGGGTTCTCTAATCGGTAGTTGGCTAACCCTTCGGCGCGATCTTCTGGGCTACCTTCCCCACTAGTAATCCCAATAAGATTATTTGATATCTGACCAATCCTAGAGTCCTGCTCTCGTTTCCTACGAGCATCATCCCTCCGCTTCTGTAAGGCTTCGAGGTTCATCTGGTATGTCAGATCTCGATTACGCTGCTGATCAATTGCTGCATAGATATCCATGGTCTCCTTGATCTCCTTATTGGATGGGCCAAATGCCTTGTTCAAGTAAGAAGCCTCTGATCCTTTAAGACCAGAGGAGAAGAACCGATTCCTCATCGGCGTGATATCATTTTCTATTGAGAAGCTATTTGGCATATGCTGTTATCTTGTAGAGGTGCGATCCATACGTGTGTCCAAGAGTTTCCCTTCTTCGTATTCCCGAATGCGTTCTTGTGGGGTTCCTAGGTATTGAGAGCTATTGGGATCCAGTCGTGCATCCATGCCAGAACCAGTTTCTGACTTTATGAAGTTACTGGGCATCATTAATGCTGGGTGCCCCAGATCATAACTACTACCTCCAACAACGGCAGGGCCTCTACCTACACGGGGTTCACCCATATCAATACGGGGTCTGTTTCTGTTTCTGTTTCTGTTTCTGTTACGGAGAAACTCCTCATAAGCATCTTGTGCTGCACTACCCATACCACCTTTGGCCATGGCATACTGCTCAGCATCGACAAATGCTTGGGACTTAACCGTCGGGTGACCAGCAAGCTTCATCATCTCTGCTTGTGCAAACATTTGGTTGGCCTCCTTCTTGGCTCCAGCCTTACGTAACTTCCTCGCGGCTACACGTGCCATGTGGTAATCAGATGTAATCCTGCGTGGCTTATCACTGAGGCTACCCGTACGGAGAGAGGATTTCCACTCACCATCCTGAAGTTTTTGATATTTGCTTTTCCTACTCATTTACGATTTAAATTAAGTGTTCCTTCTACGGAGACCTCCTCTAGCACCAAACTGATTATCATCACGTCTTCCCAGCCTGTTCATAAAGTTATCCATTTCTTTACGCCCTATGCCGAGTGCTTTAGCCCTGCTTTGGTCTCCCTTATTGAATGTGTAGCTACCGCCTGATCTATTAAGTTGATTCTCGAGGTATGATCCAAATTCTTGGCGGCCTTTTAATCGTTCCTTGGGGTCTGTAATAACGGTGGGGGCATTACTCGCGGTGGCTCGCGCTGAGGATGATGCTTGGGGGCTCGCGGGTGGTGCCATGAACTCACGCGGAGTTAGGTCAAGACTTGTATCACCAAAACTCGTGCCAGTTATTTCACCCATTGGTTTAAGCACCGTATTCTCAGGGGCTGCTGCATCTGCTACCGCTGGCGCTGCGTCCTGTGGCTTAAGCTTAGCTAATTCTCCTAACGCTGCCTTACGATCTACATTGCGCTGTTTGAGGCGAGCTTCATATTGGTCTCCTGTCTCACCTTCCATAGCGCGTCCCATTGAACCACCGAACTTCTCATTAAAATCTTTCTGGGCAGCTAAGAAGTCATTCGCTCCCTCTGGTGCTGCTGGTGCTGCGGGTGCTTCAGGGGCAGCTGGGCTGTCCTCACTTTCTCTACCCAGTCCAGTCTCTGCTCTGGCTAGTTCAATGTCAGCCATAACTTTATTGGCCTGTTTCATGAGATCACTAGGACCCGCCGCACGCTTTGCATCAATTTTATCTAAGAAGTCTTGGGCACCTTGCTTTTCCTGTTGGAATTCACTAGGCTCTTTTTCTACGGCATCCCGTTGCTCACGCGCTTTGGATACAAAGTCGGCCTTCGCACCTGCTGCGGCACCACCCACCATAGGTCCCTTATAATCTTTTAGAATATCTTTATCTTCCTTATCCCGCTCAGCACGAGCGGCTTGGGTCGCGGCTTTGCTTTCTTCATTGGCGCGTTGACTAGCTGCGTATTCTGCTGCTTTCTTTTTTTTCTCTTCTGGTGTGAGTGGTATTGCCGCCATGTATGTATTACAAGTTAAAGTTAATGATTAGTATATACATTGTGCCTCCGAACTCAAGGGTAAAATCACGGTAAGTAAGCCGCATCATTATACAGAGCAGACTTCAAGTGCTTCATTGTCTTAGGCGGTTTCCGATATGCTTGATTTGGATCTTCTTCTCTGGGCTCCAATGCGATCAAACCATGCCTCTGACGAGCGCAGTCCAACGCTAGAAACGCCGCATCTGCAAGGTCAGGTGACTGACCTAGCCTCTGTTTGAACTCTGGCTTAGATTCGATCCTGACCTTTAGCGATCCTGTCTTGATCATCTCATAGGTCCGACCAACAATCTCCTGAGCAAGATCTGAATCTACACCAAATAATTGTCGGGTCCTCATCAGCTCTTTCCCTACGAACCATAGTTCTGACACTCGGTTGGTGTATAACTCCACCCCTGTCATCTGACTATTTACGGAGACCCGCTTATCTGATGGCTTGCCACCAAAGGTAACACGTAAGAAACGGGGTGACCACTCACCAGCGAGCACGTCACAGAATGAAGATCCAGCACCAGTTGCATCCACCGCCAGATCATCGGGGGCAACACCCTCCTTCTCGCAGATCTTTTTGATCTGCTGTACGAGCTGGTAAGATCTTGGCACTGCCTTGTTTGTCGCATCGTCGTTCAGCTGGTAACTCTTATGGAACTCAAATACATATTGCCCCACATCGTCGGTGCCTACATACCCCGTGTATAGAACTGTGCGGTCACCACCGTTGGTAAACGCGGGGTCAAGACCAGCCACTTTGATGGGCTTAGACCCCCAACGAACCTTGTTCATGCAGCCACTCTTTGTAATCTCAGTTTCGCTGTATATGCCCTCGTCCTCGTCGGAGTCAAAGAACACCGCACGAACCATTCGCATGTAACCCCTTGAGCTTGTGCCGAGTAGCTCACGTTTCTCTGCGATCTGGTCAGCACGAGGTAGGTATGGGTATATTGTTTCACCAGCTAAGATATTAGGACTACGCTCACCGTCGAGTCGGATGTATTTACCACCCCACTTAGTCCTCCAGCCATCATCGACATTGGTGTCTACGGAATCCCAGCCATCCTCTGGCTCAGACCAAACACCAAACGCATCAAACTTAGAGCTCGGGTTGGACATACCAATCATGCGGAACTCGGGGTTTGATGACAAGTTGGTCAGACCTGCGTGTACCACAGCCTCGGAGATCTCAGAAAGCTCGTCACCAATAACGATGACCTTCCTGTTCTTAATACCAATAAACTTACCTACCGCTTCTCGAGTCCTGCTTTTCTCTGCCGCAATCAGGGACAGACCAGACTTCTCTAAGAGCGTACCATGTTCATTGACGTATGCCACGTTACCTATTGAATCCCGAATCCTGAAAGGCATATCATCTATCACTGCCAGTAAGCTGATGATAGAACCCCAAATCCTTTTTCGTGCTTCACGCAACGTGGTTGAAGTAATCAGGACTAAGGTATCCTTTGGCTGGGACAAGCAGTTAACGATGGCATAAGCAGCCATGGTGTGAGACTTGGATGAGGATGCAGCACCGCCCACAGCGAGGAACTTATTCTCAAGGCAGCTGCGGATAATCATCTTAGCCCATGGGTTTTGCTGCATTAAGGGTTCAGGAATGTCGGGGCGGTTCCATAGGATGTCACAAATACGCCAGAAGTAATACTCCTTGGCTTTTGTAAGCTCATGGTTTGCGAAGCCAAAGAGCAGGGCGGTCAGCAAACTGGTTGGTGGGATAATTAGACCACCTACATCCATGTCCGTTGAGGATGGTTTAATGTGCGGCTCGTATTTGCTGTCTAATTTAATGTCCATTAAAGATTGAATACATTGTAAATACCAAGTATACTCCAACCCATGGCGAAGGACAACCCTGAAGACAATAAAAATAAAGGACCAGAACCGCTGCCTTTACACCATAAAAAAGTCAGTAACCCATTCGGACAGAATGGTAAGAAGCGCCGTCTGTTTACAAAAGCCATGGAGCTCTATGAGCAGCAGTATACTTTTGCTGCAATTGCTAAGGAGTGCGGAGTCCACGTATCGACTTTGCGTAGATGGTTCAGGGATGCAGGTGCACCACCTAAGAAGAGTAAGTGGGAAGAGAACCCAACTCCGTGGATTGATAAAGAAGCGCCTAAGCCAGAGTCCATCTTTGATGGCACGGAGGAGCATAAGACTAAGCACGCTGTAGACAAAGCTGCCGAGCACGCGCACCTAAAAGAGAAAGGCAGGATCGATGAGATAGCTTCTGCCCAAGCCAGTCCAGCAGAGCAATACCAGAGCTACATGGCGAGTCAAGCGGTCCGACTGATGCGAGATGGTATGGCTCAGATGAGACCACCAACCAACGTCCGCGAAGTGGAAGTGCTAGATAAGATAGCTCGCCGCCACTTTGGCTTAGACGAAAAGCAAAGCGGTGGCGCGACCAGCCTAAGCATAGACATAAACATTCTAAATGACGCAGCTGCGGCTTCAAGGAAGAGGCCCACCAAAGTTGTCGATGTAGACCCAAATCCAAAAGACAACAAAGACCAATGAAATTCTTCGCCTCACGCACGCATGAGCCCAACCCCTTCGTCATCAAAGGGAGCATCCGCTCTAACCTAGATTACTTTTACTCTGCTAAGCAGATCACGGGAGACTTTGTCAGGGTAATCCCCTCGACATGGAAAGAGATCTCATTCCTACAGAGTCTTGAGAAAGGCTATAACTTATTTGCTCCATGGCACGGCGACGGTGTTCTAGTCAAAGCAGACTTCCTCCCAGCTGTCAGTGATAGTAGGCGTCGATAATGGGGCTTGCTCTGGAGCAGCGGTTGCGATTAGCAGCTGGGATGGTGCGGTGCTAGGATACACGAGGTTGCCCAGCCACAAGGTGGGGAAAAAGACTGAGCTCGACATGATCGGTTTTCGTGATTGGGTGCTGGAATTCAAGCTACCACCCGTCAATATTATCATCGAGGAGCCTCTGCATCACGCGCCATCATCTCAGTCCATGCGATCCATGGCATTGTGCTATGGGCAAATCACTGGGTTGTGCACAGGCATGGCGTGGCCTTGGGAAGGGCTGTCTGTGAGGCAGTGGCAGAAAGATATGCTGGGCAAGTTTCCACGCGGGCAATCGAAGAAGTATGCGCTGGCAAAGGCCAAAGAGCTGTATCCCGATGAGCAATGGTTAGCAACCCCACGCTCCAAAAAACCACATGATGGGATTGTGGATGCTTACCTTATGGCAGCAAGAGAATATCAGATCCACTTTGCAGATTAAAAAATAATTGAGATTTTATTTGACGGTTTTTATATGGGCTGGTATGTGTTGATCACAATAAATCAGAAACCATGAAGCCAGTAAATGAAATCACTATTCCCGAAGCAAGAAGACGCGCATAAGTTTTTCACTATTACCCAGCGGGAGGGACGCAACACACTAGACACCAGCGATGCTGGAACTGGGAAAACTGTAGTTGCCGCTGCGTTAGCAAAATCATTAGGACACCCTGTTGCTGTCCTGTGCCCGAAGCAAGTCATACCATCGTGGGAGCGAGAGCTCAAGGAGATGGGTGTGGAGCCACTATTCGTAATTAACTACGAAAAGATCCGAGGTGGTCGAACCAAGTGGATGACCAAGAAGGGTAAGAATATCATGAAGTGGATTCTACCCATGGGCACACTAGTTCTGGTTGACGAGATCCATAAGTGCAAAGGTCCTTACACCCAGAACGCGCAAATGATCCTATCACTTGTTAACCAAGGATACCAGATCCATGGGATGTCAGCTACCGCAGCTGAGGACCCAACCGAGATGAGGGCTATTGGTTATATGCTAAATCTCCACAATCTTAATAAAGCCCAAGCACCACTTAGGTCGTGGTTCGGCTGGATGAAGCACTTTGGTTGCGAACAAGATTTCTGGAATCAGTGGAGATTAGTCAAAAAGAGCAAACTTAAAGAGCTCAGGACGGCCATGTATGGCATAAGCACTGACCGACTGTCCGTGCAGGATCTACCAGACGCCTTTAAAAAGAACCGTATCTTCGTTGAGCCAATCCAATTTAAGAATCTTGCCAAGATTAAGAAGGCTTACAAAGACTTAGGTCTCACACCTGAAATACTGGAGCAGTATATCGAGCACGGCACCGTCGAGAACAGTGAGCACGTGATCGTTAACATCATACGTGCACGCCAGTTAGCGGAGTCATTGAAAGTCCCAGACCTAGTGGAGATGGCAGAAGACCTGATGCTTGAGGGTTTGTCCGTTGTTATCTTCGTCAGCTTTAAGGAGACCGTGGAGGCTCTATGTGAGAAGCTTTGCTGTGACCGTATCGAGGGTGGGCAGAAGTCCGACCGCCAGCAGGTCATCGATGACTTCCGAGATGACAAGACCACATGCGTGGTTGTCAACACGGCAGCGGGTGGCACAGGCATCTCCCTGCATGATGTCAAGGGTGACCGACCACGTGTCAGCTTAATATCCCCACAGTTCTCCGCCAAGGATCATGTCCAAGTTCTAGGACGTATCCATCGCAATGGCATGAAGTCAGATGCACTTCAGAAGATTCTCGTCGCAAGTGGCAGCGTAGAGGAGGCAGTAATGTCTTCGATGCAACGTCGCCTCGACAACCTAGCAATAATGCAAAACCAAAACCAAAACCAATAAAACAAAACAACACCATGAGTGAAGAAAATAAAGACAACGAACTCGACGAAATCCTAAAAAACCAGTTTGTGCAAGAGCTGCTTAAATTCGTAAGTGACATCCGAACTGCCTTAGGTGATGAAAAGGGTGATCTCGAAAACTCCGAAATCGTACAACGCGCAAAGGACGCATACAAAGGATAATGTCAACGCAGCAGCCACACGCTGACCGAGGTCACGCAGAGTTCAGCCCATCTTCCCTGAAGTATGTGGCTGGGTGTGCTGCTTACCACGGCAAGGATGGTTCATCTCCAGCCGCTGAAATGGGTACTCGTATCCACGAGGCACTGGAAGTGCGCGATCCAGCAGCATTACACAACGAAGAGGAACTGGATCTATATAACCGCTGTGCGGATATGGAAGACGAGTTTCTCGCTGATGCGTTCCCACCAGATGACGAGCGCACTGAGTTCTACGAAGTGCAAGTTGACGTAGATCTGGGTGAAACCCAAACCTATGGCACCTGTGACCGACTGAGTATATCATCAGATGGTAAGTTTGGAGTCCTTGCGGATTACAAGACAGGTATCAGCACCATAGATAAACCCCATGAGAACATGCAAGCGATTGCATATACCATTGGGGTGTTTCAAAAGTTCCCTGATCTGGAGACCATTATGTTTGCGTTCTATGTTCCTCAACGAGGTTCATTACCATTACTCGGTTCTTTTGTAAGAACTGAACTACCTGACCTTATTGAGGTTCTCGGTAATGTCATTAAGGAAGGTGAACGTGTCCGTCCCATGTGGGGTGGTGGTCAATGCCCCCCAGCTGGGGAGTGTAACCCTACCCAGAATTGTAGGTTCTGTCGCCATGAAGATCGTTGCCCCGCTTTAGGTGGTCTCGTTCTGGATGTGGCTTCTAACTTACAACGCAAGGACTTCACAAACATAGACATTGAAGCTGTTGATGATCCAGCATCCATTGAGGAACTCTGGAACATCTCGAAGATCGTAGAAGCGTGGGCCAAACGCCTACGCGCCCGAGCTATGGAAATGGCGCACGAAGGTGCTGAGTTCCCATCCCTTCGACTCTCATCTATGGGAGCTCCTACCAAAGTCGTAGACAACCACAAGTTCATTAAGATCGCCTCCGACATGGGTGTTGATACTGATGAGCTTTTAGACAGCGCCACATTTGCAGTAACTAAGACAGCTAAGCTTGTCGGTGAGACCGCAGACAAAGGCGAAAAAGGACAGAAGTCCGCAGAATTTCTGGACACTTGCAAAGACGCAGGTGCCCTCGAAAAACAAAAGGAGCGATTCACGCTCCGCTAAACCAAAAAACAATAAACCATATAATAATATGCCAAAAGCAAAAGAAGAAGAAATTGAAGCAGCAACAACCACAGCTGTCACTACCGTCGGACAAGAACTTACTATCGATGCCGACGATATCGATATCCCACGACTTAACGTCGTGCAGAAAATGTCCACTGGGGACTTTGATCACGGAAGTCTTATCCTAGATAAGACCCACGAGATCTTACCTCGGGAGACTAAAGGACATTGCATCATCCTCGGTGCAATTAAGAAATGGAAAGAGGACATCGACTTCGACTCGGATGAGATGCCTCGGATCGTAGGAACAAAGCAAGAGATGGAACAGCTTAAGATAGATTCAGAATATCAAATTCTAGAATTTGCCGAGCTAATTCTTATGTTTGCCCAACCAGAAGGTAATACGGATGATGATGCGTTCCCCTTCCCAATTGGTGACAACAACTACTGTATCGGAAAGATCTACGTCCAGAAGGATGCATATCGTAAGACCTATAAAAGCCTTATGACGTTTGCTGCTTTCAACCGTGGGCTACCTCTGAACAGCCGTCTATGGAACTTTGAGTCTCAGATCATGAGCAAGGGTAAATACTCATGGTATGTCCCGACCCTCAGTGTGACTAAAGAGCACGTCCCAGAAGCAGTTGCAGACTTCGCAAACTCATTCCAAGCATAGTTGTATGAGTTCCCATTTAGACGTGATCTCTGAGGAGATTGCAACCGCCAATAAAATGCTCTCAGATCTCGATGACAACATCAAAACTCTGCAAGAACATTACGCTCGCACGGTCGTTATCATTGACGCCTTCGAGAAAGCCAAAGGGCTCTTTGATATCCAAGAAGAGCTTTCACTAGAGGAGTAATCCCTAGTTTAATATACATGACCCACCCACACCCCTATGACGTCATGGGGGTGTGGGTAAATTTATGCCAAATTACAATCACGGCACACACCAAAAATATGAATAATAAAATTACTTACGCGTTAGATTTTGAGACATTTTACAGCAACGACTGTAGTATCAGAACACTCGGCCCCTTGGGCTACTTCTCACACCACGAATTTGATGCCTATATGGTCTCGGTTGTCGGCGATGATGGATACGAATTTGTTGGTCACCCCAAAGACTTCGATTGGGATATGCTAATTGACAATGTTGTCCTCGCCCACAATGCATCTTTTGATGAAACACTTTACAAGTATGGGACCACACAAGGCTGGTGGCCCGATGTCAAATACTCCGCATGGCACTGCACAGCAGATCTTGCGGCTTATGTTGGTATACCAAGGAACCTCGCTGGTGCTTCAGAATATGCACTCGGAGTTAAGCCAGACAAGTCCACCCGAGACAACATGAAAGGAAAGCTCTGGGAAAACATGACACCAGAGTTTCAGGCGGAGGTCTCCGAATATGCATTAGTAGACTCACGTCTCTGCCTACAGCTGTGGCAGAAAATAGGTGACGAGTGGCCAGAGCACGAAAGAGAAATCAGCCGTGTCAATAGGGAGGCTCTACAACGTGGCATACCCATTGATCAAGAAGAGCTCAAGATGGCACAAGAACGTGTTAAGCAATACTTGTTTGATGCGGAGGCTAACATACCATGGCTTGGTGAGAAGCCGACCCTATCGAGAAAAGCCTTCAATGAAGAATGTCGGAAGATGGGCATAGAGCCACCAGCCTCTCTAGCAAAAACAGACATTAAGGCACAGGAATGGATTAAGGAGCATGGGCAGAAGTATAAGTGGATTCAGGCGGTATCTGAGTGGCGTAGGATCAACTCCTTACTTAAGAAGTTGGAAGCTATTGATTGTGCCACGATGCCAGACGGTCGCTATTACGGAAACATAATGTATTTTGGGGCACACACTGGTCGCTTCTCAGGGGGTGGCGGTAACTTTAACCTACAGAACCTGCCCCGAAAAGAAATGTTCGGGGCCGATCTACGCAAACTAATCTGTGCCCCTGAAGGCAAGAAGCTAGTCGTAGTTGACTTGTCTCAGATTGAGGTGCGGACGCTACTGTGGTTAGCAGAGGATTGGGACATGCTTAAAACTGTTGAACAGTCTGATGACATCTACGAGGCATTTGCCATAGAATTTGACATGTGGGATCCAGCTAAAGGATCTCTCAGGGTTGAGGACCCAGACACAAGAAACTTAGTAAAAGCAATTGTATTGGGCGCTGGGTTTATGGCAGGTCCGAAAGCCTTCGCAGCAGCATATGGTTACAGTGAGGAAGATTCACAATCCGCAATTGACCTCTACCGAGCCAAGATGAAAAAAGTTGTTAAGTTATGGGACACCCTCAAGGAAAACCTAAATGGGTATCACCAGCTGGATGACAGAAACTGTGAACGAAAAGACCATGCGGAAGACTTGCCCCTCAGGCAAATTAAGTATGGTAAGCCCAAGCTAGTCAAAGGTAGGTTTGGGTATCCAGAGAACATCACTCAGATTATTAAGCACTCGCGCCGAGTTGATGTCAGGATCTGGCAGGGTTTGATAACTGAGAACTTAGCACAGGGTTTAGCCCGCGACATATTTGCTGGCATGATGGTGGCACTTGATAAGGCTGGATATAAACTCCTGTTCCACGTTCACGATGAAGTTATTTTAGAGGTTGATGACGAAAATGCTTCCGAGGCTTTGAGCGATGTGGTAAGAATAATGTCGGAGCCGCCACCGTGGATACCAAACATCCCACTGTCCGCTGAGGGTTCTGTCCTGAAACACTACGAGAAATAAGACCATGAAATATTTTTACATTGAGAATCTAAGAAGTTCCGACATCACCATTGTCAAAGATTTGTCCAAGACAAAATCAAAAGTCCCCCACCACAAAACCAAATCGGATCACCGTAAGTGGTCAGCTGAGCCGTCCACCAAGCATGTCTTTTACAATACCGTAGAAGCGGATTCTCCACGGGAGCGTGTCGGAGTTGATAACCCACCCCGCTTGATCTATGGTGTCGTAGGTGACTATGATGCAGCGGTAGACTGGAGCGCAATTGAAGATGTCCTAGAAAAGGCGGCATACACACCGACATGGATTTCACAAACACACAGTGGGTACATGCGTCTAGTATGGGAGTTTGAATCACCTGTCCCTACGTCTGATGAAATGTTCCCAGCGTTCATGAAACAGATAGCGCGAATCCTGACACTGCAAAAGCTACATGCAGGTTTTGATAGCACGTCCATGAAGTCGTCCCAGTATTTTGACTTGGGGACAAACTGGAAGCAGATTGGGGTTTCCCTACCTAAGTCTGTGACACAAACCGCAGCTATCAAAGCAGCGTCCGCACAAGCCCCCCGATCTGGTGATGTGGTTATCCCAATCGACGTCGTTGCGGCTGAGGTAGAAAGCAGATTCCCAGCTAGGTGGACCAACCCATTTGAAGTTGGGCAACGTGGACCCCTGTTCTGGATCAATGATGGCATTGAGAGGGATGGTTGTCAGGTTGTTGAAGATGGTATTGTCTGTTATTCCGACCGTGCAGGTAAAGGGTTTGTTACATGGGCTGAGATCTTTGGACGTAAATTCGTGCAAGATTATGAGCAAGAAAAAGTAGGTAGCTTGCTTGACGACTATTGGTATAACGGTAAGAGCTACTACAAGATGAGCTATGGACAAGCAGTCAGCATCAATGAGGCGCAGGTAATGCGTGAGCTCAAGAAGGCTGGTTTCTCTCAGAAGCCCAGCAAAGGCAAAAACACTTCGGAGATTGACGAGGCTATTCTAGCCATCTGCAACGTGAACCGAGTAAATGATATAGCCCCTGTCATCTTCTCCACAGATCGAATCGTGGAGTTTAACTCAAATCGTATTCTCAATACGGCTTGCCTGTGCCCCACGCAAGCGGACAGTGATGGTGACATTAGTAAGTGGCCTTTTATACACGAGTGGCTACACCAGTTGTTTGCCAATAGTGCTGATCAGCGGCCTACGGTAGAATACTTTTTTGCTTGGCTACAGCGGTTCTATATTGCCGTGATGAACCACCAGCTAACTCAAGGGCAAGCTCTATTGTTAGTGGGTCCTACCAACAAAGGGAAGTCTCTGTTGTCAAACAAAGTTATCGCTGCATTAGTCGGCGGCTTCTCTGATGCGAGTGAATACCTCAGTGGCATCAGTCAGTTCAACAAGGACCTAGCTCGAGTTGCAGCATGGGTGGTAGACGATACCACTTCGGCTGCTTCGTTCCAAGACCAGCTAAAAGCCACCGAGCTTATCAAGCGTGCTGTAGCCAACCCTCGTATGGAATACATGGCTAAGTATGCGGATGCTATGTCTGTGCCTTGGACTGGTCGAGTTATTATGTCCCTTAACGAAGACGCTAATAGCCTGTCGGTTATTCCAGCCCTCGATTCTTCTAACCGTGACAAGATTATGGCACTGAGAATATCAGACAAGGCGACGAGTAGCTTCCCGCCAAACCACGTCTTGGAAGATATAATCGAGCAGGAACTACCACACTTCGCTCGATGGTTACTAGACCACCAACCACATGAGGATATTATGGACGGTCCCGCTAGGTTTGGTGTAGTTAGCTTTATTGACGAGAAGATCGCTGAGGCTGCCTACGACAACTCAAGCCGCAGTAGTGTGGCTGAGCTAGTTGACTGGTTTGCCAAACAGGCAAGGAACTACACGGATGACATTGAGTGGCGTGGGACACTGACTGAGTTCCTTATCTCTACGATGGGTTTCAATGAGGGACGCGCAGTCGGTCGGAGTAACAACCCCGAGTTCGTTCGACGTGGGATGTGCACGATGGAGGAAACTACCAAGTCCAACACCAGCGTCAGACCTGTAAGGTCAGAGGGGCGCGGTGGTGGAAAGATATGGGTTATCAATCTCGAAGAGAGATTCGATATCGAGAAAGTGGGTCAGACAGTTCCTACATCAAGTTTGGCACAGACATAGACCCAGCACCTGCTGGTTGGAACTTCACTGTGGGCTTAGCAGACCCACGGTGAGCATCCATCTCCTCTTCAAGGAGGATACGGCATACACCCCAGTGGTAGTTTGCACGCTCAACATCAGCATTATCCTCAGCAATGAAACCAAGCAGCCCGTGTTTGATTGCATTGAGGTTTCCAAGATGGACAATATCCTGCACTGATTGAAGTGGGATGAACTTCCGTTTCATCAAAAGGCGCACATGTTTAGTCAAATTGGTTGGATTAGAGAGCCTGAGACGGCGATAGCGGGCAACTTGATTGCCCTCCCCCCGCGCTAGCGTCAGTATGACGCCTTTCCAGTCCTCCGAATCAGCAGCAAAGTCCACGGTTCCCACGTTGTCGGTGTCTACCGCTACAATCTTGACGTCGAAGGGGACGGTTTCAAATACGATGGATGTGATCCGAGTCGCATCTGAGTTAGTTCCAACCATGGCAGTAGACTCATCAAGCTGGAAGATCTCTTCGCCGAGTTCCCCGTTGGTGTTCAGGTAGCTAACAATAACGCGCCCGCAATCTGGTAGTGTAGCCCCTTCCTTAAGTGGGCGTGCGTAGAGCTTGTATTGCTTGGAACGATTGAGGTCAATAATTGAAGGGGCATAGCCATCATCCACCACACCATACAATGGGTCTGGGCCGCTGCCTACTGTGCTCGATCCTGAACCCGTTAACTTGTAATCATGCCACAGGGATCTGACAGCCGTAGTATTGTCATCAATGGTCGCTGCCATCAGGGACTCGGCACCATCAGGGAGGGAGAAGTATTGGTGATCTGTGACCACGGTATCCTCATACACCAAATCACGCCAGTAGCCCATGCTATATATCCTCGGAAGCACCATATTAAGGCTGGTGAGGAAATCAAAATCGGGGCGAACGTAGTCATTTAGAGACTGGTTAATGGCTGATAAGGTGAGGGCGGGCATAATTTTAATGGTAGCAGATTAAGGAATCAGGGTCAAGGGTTGAGGATTATCAAGGTTGTTGTGACTCGTAGTTATAAAAGTTAAAGGAACCAGAGGGTGGTAAGCCAGTAGCAGTCCATGTGGTTTGTGTTCGTTCGCCTGCAAAAAAATCGGCATCCCTGCCCTGCCAGTAGGCTGCAACAAATGGAAACCCGTCTATGGACACGGTGGTTACGTTATCAGGTTGCGCTTGTCTTTCGCGCCTGTTGCCGTAGAACGGTCCGAACTCAGCCCACCAGTTCGGATAAGGAAATAATCCACCGTCACTTTCCCAATCTCCGTCTTCTGCGAAGTTGCCATATGCAACCCCATTAGCATCAACACCTTCAACACCACTATGCATCTGGAGGGCTCCGATGGGGAATCCGTAACCAATATGGTTTGCTTCGTCGTCAACGTCCCCATCATACATCTTAACAAACGGTCCAAAATTTACTGAAGCGAATACATCACCTGGATATGTAAATGAGTGTATTTCTCTTGAGGATTCAGCTGGGCCACAAGCTGCTCTCTGTCGAGGCTCAACCTCCTCCTCTGAATACCTCAAATATTGGAAGTAATCGTCGCCACGTTCTTCAGAGTGAATGGTAGATAACTTAAAGGGCTCCACACCCCATCCTTCTTCCCCATCAGGATACGCGACATCCGTAAAGATGAGCTCATAAGTTGTTTCTTCCGCTTCGCTTCCATCAGGATACACGGCCTCTGCGGGAATTAAAACAACTTGGAGTTTAAGTATGTCTTCTGTAATTTCAACGGAAGCCAAGTTAAAAACCAAAGCAGAGGCTTGCTCTAGCGTCATGGGTTCAACATATGCGTAATTAGAGACATCCATATTCTCAATGCAGAAGGGTAAATTCTGCTGTAAGAATGATTCGGTCGGGTCAGTTATTTCTGGGACAGCGTCATCCATATCTTAAAGGGGGATAAAGGCTGGCAATGCAACACCCCTGAAGCAGGAATCATTAATGACCATGTTGCTCCTTACCAACTGCGTGACTATGTATCGGTCTGCGGGTGTCGGATCGTCTGGTAAGTCTGGGTTGTTCCGTATTAGAGCAATTGGGGTCTTAGAGTGGGTGAGGTCTTTTATATTATTTGGGTCAGCAAAAGCATCTTCAGGCAGATACCTTTTCCATACCTCCGTCTCCCCATCGTCTCTTGATGCCACTTCAAATGTTACATTTTTATCCTCAATCCCATACTGAAAATATATCACTGACTCTCCTGTAATGTCTATTCCCAGAGCGGCTAACTCAATATTTACATATTTTCCTTTTGTCACTCCTTCGTTCGTGACTCCATCCTCGGTGACAAGGGAGAGATGTGAAGGGTCATAAATCAATGTCCCTGTAGTTGATAGCACCCACTTCGGTCTTCCTGTCTCAGGAAAATCTGGGTCATTGATAATGGTTATTTTCCATGGGTGTACATCACCACTACCACCACTAAACCTTGATGGTGGGAAGTCAACTAGTGGGTCCGTTTGGTAGTAATTCGTGGGTCCTCCGCTGTAATCAGGATAGGGCATTGTATTAAACTGGTGGGTAACACGTTATTGTTTTCTGGAGGAAACCTCCTTGGAAGGGGGACACCTCGTCTGAGATTACAACATTAACCCAATTAGTTTGCTCGGTGGCTGGTATTGTCTCATTCCACACTAGGTATTCCCACTGGTCACTTGTAGTACCAGTAGTACCTGAAAACGTCTGTGCGGTGTGTAAACATGGTGGGATACTTACCCTAAACAAAGGGCACGAAAAGAAAACAGGGGTCGTCTTCAGGAAGGGTCCTACCGATGATTGTCCTGTTGGGGCTTCTTTAGACCATGTCTCAGTCACGCTAGCGCGGCAGGGCCCACTATATTCTTCCTGTATGTATGTCGGGAAATATGAGAAAACGTCGGTGCCATCTCTCTGGGACCATTTTTGGGGCGTTAGTCCCCCTAGCACGGCTGGCCATTTTTTGTTGACGGTGCTCTCATACGTAACTGCGGGCTCTGGAGTAAATACCGTCCTGTCAATTCTGTATATGACATCGGTCGCATTATTATACACCGCTGTATTTCTTACTTCCTCAGTAGGCGCTGGAGTTGAGTTGGGGGTCTTATCATATTTAGTGAATGTTTCACGAGTGAAATATGGGTTAGTCTCCTTAGATGACGTGAACTCTGCGGTGTCTGGAACAGGGGTTTCTTCGTCAATTTGGAACACCTGAATCGAAGCTCCCGTAACCTCACCCCTATAAACTGCTCTGATGCGGTTTATCTTATTTGGATCTTCAGCGACACCTGTCTGATTAAAGTAAGTTTTAACTTCCAGATGTCCCCAATCAACGGATGATATAACGGTGTAGGTATAAGTCTCGTTAGGGTCTATCTCTGTAACTTCATCAACTTGGTATACTTCGGTGGTGCCATCATTATACACCAACCTAGAATTACCCGTGCTGGTTAATGCTCCGCTAGTGGCAAACTTAGACGTAGTGGTAATCGTGGCATATATAGTAGACTCTTTGGTCTCCCCATTCTCCGCTGCTTTGAATACAAGATCTTCTACATCGACTTGGTAAATGATTGTCCCACCACCCCGATACACTACCCTTGATCTACCAATGTTTCCAGTGACGCTAGAGCTCTGGCTATATGTACTAGTTGTCGTCAGCGTGCCATATAAACGGGCTTCTTTAGTCTGACCAGCATCTTTATTAGAGGCTACTGTTGTAGTCTCATTGTCAACTTGGTAGATAACAATCCCACCTCCGCGGTAAGCCACACGTGAACTTCCTGTAGCGGATGAGATATTGCCAGAGGTTGCATATGTGCTTGTTGTAGTGATGTCGGCGAATATAGTCTGCTGTTTAGTCTGTCCAGCGTCTGTGTTAGTGGGTAACTGAGCGACCTCATTATCAATCTGGTAAAGGATAACACCACCACCTCGGTAAACTACTCGAGAGCTACCCGTGTCACCAGTGACATCACCAGACTGGGCATATGTGCTAGTTGTGGTGATCTTGGCAGCAGCTGTTTTTTGTATTGTCTCACCAGCGTCAGTATTAGTAGTGATCGTTGTCGTCTCTTCATCTACTTGGTAGATCACAACACCACCACCGCGGTAAGCTACACGTGAGCTACCAGTGTCTGTGTTGATCGTAGGAGAAAGTCTGAACTCACTTGCAGTAGATATATCGGCGAAGACAGTCTGCTGTTTGGTCTCACCAGCGTCTGTGTCGGCAGGTAACTCAGCGACCTCGTTATCTATTTGATAAATAGTTACTCCGCCGCCGCGGTAAACGACCCGAGAGCTACCAGTGTCCCCTGTGACATCACCATTCTGGGAGAAAATACTGCTAGTGGTGATAATTGCCGACGCGGTCTTCTGTATAGTTTGACCCGCGTCCGCATCTTCTTTGGCTACTACAGACTCCTCACTGACTTCATATACCTGCGTCGTACCATCATCATAGATAACCCGACTAGATCCTGTTTCAGTGAGAACGTCTCCACTGGTGCGATAAAACTTATTCGTAGTTATGGACGCGTAGATCTGCTCATTCTTCTCCTGACCTGCGGAGCCTTCTTTAATGGTGAAGGTGTCTTCGTCGCGTTGATAAATTTGTAAGGTGCCATCATCAAACACAATACGACTACGGGTGTTGTTCTGCCCTACAATGGGCTCGGTTCCCGCGGATGTGTTGGTCGTTATCTTACCATATGGTCTGGTCTCAACTTGTGATTCGTATTCAAATCCAGTGAGCTCGGCGCTACGCTGCTTCCTCTGCCACCCACGCTCATCAAATGATACTGTGTAATTACCCTCTCCGTCCTTGTCATCCTCTAGGGTGGAGGTTTCGATAATCTTATACCCGATGTTATACTGGTGTTCCTCTTGAAAGGCCCAGCCTTTCTTAGCATAAATGTCCAAGACTACACTGAAATAGCTGTCTATCTCAGGTGGGGTCTCCTGAGATATACGTCGTGTAGCATATTCATATTGACCATACTTAGAATCTGGAGTTCCTACTGCTGGTCTTGGGAACGCACCTACCTGACTACGAGGTACGATCCATGTTCGTGTTACCGTAAGCCCTCCTTCTTGTAGGCTTAGGTTACCATCCTGAGCCGCTGGGTCGGGAGTCTTAGCGTAGACATGCTCCTCAGATACATACAAAGATGAAAGGGTATCATCTTCGATAGGTCTCTGAGCTCTGTCCACAAGGAGGTATTCACCTGTGAACTTGCCACTAGGGTCTGATGGCATAGATGCACCGACCTCTGGGCTAGTGGGGTTATAGTCTTCCCGTAGTGTGACGTAACTGCGGCGTACCAATGATATACGTACACCTCCAATGTCTACAAATGATTCGGAGAAGTTATACTGGTCTTCGTTGAATCTATCTCGAGCGTAGTAATATTTATAGAAGTCTCCTATATTATCATTCGGGACTGCTGCTACAAACTTGTGATCTGTAAATTCACCGTGGGCCTCCCCAAATTCTGGGAGTGGTGATGGCTCCAACTTTTCATTTTTACGGTCTACTAACTCATAGAAGACAAAGTCATTCTGGTTGGGCGTCAGGTAAAGGAAAACTCTTCGCTCGTTAGCCTCGCCGTTCTGAACATCTGAGACGTAGAACCACTCCTCAGAAACCTGCTCAACCCGTCTATGTGACCCTGTGTCTTCGTCCACATCCCAGAAACTAGACGAACTATCAAGGACTAATTCCCCAATGCTCTTGGTAGAGCCTTCTGGGACCTCGTCACGGTGGAGTAATATTGTAGTCGTGAATACGTGAGCACCTGTATTCTTATCATATGTAGTCGTCGTGATGGGCACACGCTTCAAGTAGATCCTGCGTTCAATAACGAACATTGAATCCATCTCGTCGGGGTTCCTCTTTGAGGATATGCCAACGGTCTCTCCGATACGTGACTGCTCTCTGGATATTAAAGTATACTGGTCGGATTCCTCAAATGGATCCGCGTCCACAATAGGCATTGCGGAACCTAGGGCTGGAGAATCCTCATCATATTCAGACCTTAACGTAATGTATGACCGCTCTACCTGATCATACGTACCAGACTTATGGTTAACGGTAGTGTGTTCAAAGTTGTAATCGTCTTGGTGCTCTCGCTTAGCGGCGTAGTAATAGTAATACACCTGCCCTTCGTCGTCGGCTTGGACGGCTTGGGCGAAAAAATGATTGGGGTATTTCCTAAAATCTGGGTGTGGTTCACCATACTCAGGAACCGATTCCTGAACCCTTTGCTTGTCTACTTTTTCGTAGAATAAGAAATCCTCGTTACGTGGGCTAACGAAGATGGATACGCGCTGGCGTTGGCTACTCAGAGGCATAGCCACATATTACCTGATAATCCAAGAAAACCAATACAAAATTCTATGGCTTAGCCTTTAACTCGGCTGCCAGTTTGTCAAGGGACTGGCTTAATTTACTATAAGATTCTCTGTGTTCTTGTCGGTCCGCCGTGCGAGCAGCCCTGTCTTCACTCCTAGCCTGTCTGTCTTCTTCACGTAGGAGGCGATCCTCAGACATCATATCCTTAAGGAAGACACGATGCACTTCATCACGTTCGTTTATCGTTTTTAAAAATAACTTACTGATAAAGTATAATCCACCCACTGCTACACCTAGTGGCCCGCCTTCTAATATTATAGTTGAGAAATCCATGTTACGATAAATTCATGTGCTTTTCGAGTCTAGCAACCCTCTCCTCTAAAGTCAACGACGGCTTTGTTTGCGGGGCGAAACCAAGGTATTTACACACCCCATTGGCCACTGCACGGGCCATCTTCTCCCTGTTCATCGCATCACCTATAAACTTCTCTCCCAGTGGGTTATGTATGAACTCACCTTCCATAAGAACAGCGGGACAGTTGGCTAATCTAATCACAGCAAAATTTGCTTCTTTGTCCAGATCTCCGTCTGACCAGTCGTTGCGAGCATGTTGTGAGGGGAACTCGGCTGCGTGTGCATCACCAATACAAGTCGCGAGCTTGTCTGAGTTGTTGTCACGCCGTGTTGTGAACACTTCCCACCCATTAGCAACCTCACTGTCAGCACTGTTAAAATGGTATGAAATAAATAGAGTACATTTTTGTGTGTTACATACGTCGGCTCTTTCGCTTAAGGTCAAGTAGGAGTCGTTCGTGCGGGTCATTACAACCTCTACTATTGGTTCAAGCATGAGCTTGATGCGTTCACACACGTCTAGGGCCATCTCCGATTCTTTTAAACCAGAGGGCCCTAAAGCTCCTACGTCATGGCCGCCGTGCCCAGCGTCGATACAGACTTTCACTTGCCTGAGTCGTCGATAATAATGGTTGGCTTAACGTCAATCACGAGCCCTCCTTTGGGAGAGTATGATGCGTTCACCCCATTTGCTTCAACACCCCAAGATACGGGGAGATCTGCACATGATGCGAGTGCCATGAAAGGAATAAGTAGAAGTAGGTTCTTCATTTGCTTTCAGGTTTAAAAATCCAGATAGCTGAGATTAGAGCAAGACCTGCTCCAACAATTGCGTCTGCTTGCTCTGTAGACAGGGCGAGACCTGCTAAAGCAGCGACGGTGATAAGTCCGCGCCAAGTGGACTCTTCTTTCAGGCGGTTTAGTATGTTCTTCATAATTTTAATGCTATTATATACAAGACAGTATAGATAATGATCGTGGCTCCGCAGAGCCAGATCATATCCGCTTGACTGTCCATGATTGTTTTTAGTCAATAGTTACTGAGCCATCGGCTGCAGTTGTAGTAGCTGGCTTTGCGGCTACCTTAGCCATGATGGCATCCAGATCATCTTGCTTACGTCCTGCGAGGGTCGTGTTGAAGTAGGCAATAATATCTTCGTTAAGTTGGAAGATTTCTCCAGCATCAGTCCCCAGTTCTGCCAATACCGCAGCGGGGTCTTCGCTGCTCCAAAGCAAGTCCCAGCCGTGATTCCAGCTTTGGATAAGTTGGTATGCCATTTGTGCTGTGGCACGCTTTACTTGACGGGCTGAACGCTCAGCAGGTGTGAGCACTGGTTGTGTTTGGTTTGTTAATACACTCATTGTTGTTGTTGTTGTTGTTGTTGTTGTTGTTGTTGTTGTTGTTGTGTAGGTCGCCAAAATTCAGCTCCCTTAAGTTGGGCACAAAGTTCTGCACCCAAAATATTTTCGGAATCATCCGTAACTGATTCTACCTTATTGCGTATGGAATGCAAGTCAAGACCATGCACCCTGTCATCCTCATACGTAACCTGTTGTACGTTGTCAAAATCATGATCTGGGGCTTCCATGCCAAGGAACTCCCATACTTGGGACATGGTTTCTGTTGGTCTACTGGTCAAAGCATCGAACTCTACCAACAACAAACGGTCAACTAACCCACGCTGAGCTACATCTTTAAGTCGGTTGTAAGCGAGCCCGAGCACTCCGTCCTTCGCGAGCACCTTTTCGGCACGACCTTTGATGGTTTGTGCATCAAAGTAGTCTCCGCTATCTGGTGTGTTGTGAGCCGCTTTGCGATGAAGTTTCTCCATGCTGGCCACAATTTGAGCAATGTTTCGGACAGGCACAAGAACCTTGGATGGTTTACCGAGGGCGAACTCAGCCATTTCTAGGAGGGAAGTCCACCCCCTGCCCTTATCTATAACCACAGGCTTATCAGTATCGTGGTAAGCGTGAAGCGTGGCGTGTAGCACACGTTGTAGGTTCTTGTCGTCCGCTAAATCCTTCGCTGCTTTATGTTCCAACCACTGGTTCCAGTTGTTGCGAAGCACGAACAATGTTTCGTGGCACGCACTTGTAGGTGTGGTGTGTACATCTGGGTGCTGAGCTAGGAGGTTACAGAGCAAAGTTGACCCGCTACGGGGTAACCCACAGACAAAATGTATTTCTTTCTCCATGGCCCATAGTTTAGGCTACAGGGTCGGGGGTTCAAGCTTTTTATACAACTCCCGAGGTGCATTATATATCGGCAAATCTGCGCCCAACGCCCCCATTGTAGAGATAGTCGGCAGTCGCTTGAGCCTCAGCATCGTTAGTCGGAGCCGCTTCCCAATGCCCCAGCATGGCAAATTTGCAAGGATGATGATTGGTTCCCCAATTTCTACCTAATCGCAGGGGTCTGCTTCTTGTGCAGACCGAACAGCTGTAGTTAGAATTTGTTCCTTGTGATACACCATCAACATATGCTCTCAATGTAGTGCCGTCATAACTCACAAGGTAATGCTTCCACCCATCAGCGACGTATTGCTTGGTAATTAATCTTCCTGCTTCGTTGTGTATACTAACAGCCTGATCTGTATTGCTTGTAGATCTGCCGATCATCATCATGGTGCCATTTACTGCGGTGTTTCGCCAACAAAACCACGGCGTGTATCTAGGGGCTTCAATAACAAACTTTACCCATGCACTAATTGTAACAGGCGCAGTCCCTGTGATCGTTTTGCTAAGGGAAGTTGTTGCGCTAGTAACGGTGCAACCACCTCCGTCTGGGGCTGTGTTTGATTCTATAACAGTTGTCCCCCCCACATCAACCATGTTTCTCAAGGAGTCAATGCTATTGGTGTGTGCTGAATCATCCAGATCCCAGTAATTAGTAGGAACCCCTAAAGGAAAACCACCGCCTCTTTTGCTAGTTAATGATATTGGGAACTTCAAACTCATAGCATTGGATCTGGGTATGATGTCCACTCAGCAATAGTAATACCAGCTGGTGCTTGCGATGTCTTCCATGTTGCATCATATTGAGACAGGTAATCAGCATGGACGTAAATTGTATCGGTCACTTTGTGGTAATTGAAAACCTGTCCACCAGTGAATATGCTTGCTGGGGAGTTGATGTAGTAATCCCTTACTGTGCTGTCTCCGTTGATTTTAGAAAAAGCTACGTTAGCTACACTGGTTAGAGATGTAGGCAGAAAAATGTCTCCTGCATATCGTGTGCTTTGAAACGCACTAACTCCAATAGTCTGTAAGCCCTCGCTAAAGTTGAGAGCTACATTTGTTTGTGACCCTTGGAAAAAAGCATCATTGGAAATGCTTATAATATTGGATGGTATATTTATCTCAGTGCAATCATGTTGCCTGAATGCAGCACTCCCTATACTTGTTGCATTAGTCCCTATTTGGATTGAGCTTACTGGATTAACGTAACGAGCAAAATTATTAGGAATGTTTCCAGTTGTTAGCTTGAGAACACTACCACTCGCATCAAATGCGTAAGTCCTATCTGGCACAGGTTCAAAATCGGGAAGATCTACATACCTTCTATACACTCCACCGTTATACAACAAATCAGCGTCTTCTTGTGTCATCCAGCGTTTCCAGTAAATAATCTGTGCTACATCAACGGCTGAGTTTCCTATTCTGTATATCGGTCCATTGCCTTGGTTGGCGACAGGAGTATATTCTCTGAAATTGTCATTAAAAAAGGTTTGTCCTTCTCTTGTGTCTGCGTCCCATTGATAAAGAACAAGAACCCATTGCCCTGTCCCTGTATACTTGTTGATACCAGACATGTTGTAATAACTTGTGTTGATTCGGTTTCCACCGTTGTTAAATGATACCCGACAAGAACCACTACCTCCTCCTTGCACAACATATGTGTTTACTGCATAAGCTGGTTTTCTAAGAACTAAACCAAGCGTTTGTTTTCCAGCCCCAGCATTAAAACTGCAACCAAGCGTACCAAAATAGCTGTTTTTGTTATTAGACCACTTATATGCTGTTGAAAAAGTTGGTGGTTGATTAGCGACAGTACTTCCTATTGTCCCAATGTTATTCCCAGCGAACTGACCGATAGTGCTTCCACCATCCCACCAATCGACAAGACCGTCAGTTATACTGCCACCACCTTTTTTGCCAGCTAATGATATTGGAAATTTTAACGCCATTAAACCTCGATAGCAAAGGCTTGCTCGAACAGTGAATCCAAAGTGGCATCATCTAAGCCTAAGCCCGTAGCCATTGATGTAAGCAAAGTGGAATCCCTGCGTAGTGTGTTACCGTGATAAAACACCTCTTGAGCTACGGCTTTCTCGACAGGATCAGCAATAGCTGTGATAGCAGCGTCCACAGCATCCATTAAAACGCTTTCCCCAAAAGGGGTCACTTTAGCAATAGCCCTAATACGCCATGCTGGGACTTCATACCATTCTTCTTCGGTTTCTACCTGTTCTACTTCAACCCACCCGTAACTTGTAGTGGTCAAGAGCCTAGACCAAATCTTGCCTTCAGCAGGTGTGTCGGTAGGGAAATCCTCGTCCTCAACGTATGCATAGCCCTCTGGTGTTGTGGGTGGGGGCGTGTCTCTCGATAGTGTGGTGGGTAATCCACCCACACTCTTATAGCTTATTCGTAAGGGGTTCGTCTGTGTAAGTATGTAGTTCATATTATTAAGTTACGTCGCTGATATATAGATATAGATCTGAGCCTCCTGTATCATGCTTATACCACCCCAGTGTGCCTACTCCTGTCGATGCCGTGATACTAGCGATGTCTGCAGCATCCCCCGCGAGAACTGTTTCCCCAGCGGTTAGGTTAAGGACATAGCCACCTGTAGCATCCTGTGTTATTTCTATTAAACCACTGTCACCCACACTAGCATTACTAATTGTCAAAGTAGTGGCGTCAGCTGTAAGCTGCACCGTTGCGTTAGGGCTGATGCTTGCATCAAATGAAATGGTGTTAGCACTGAAACTGGCTGCTTGGGGTGTTGTGTTCAAGTTAAGTGCTGATCTAGCACTAGCTTTATTAGCAGACTTTAGGAAGCTGTCTATGTCTGTTGATACGGTTACGTCTGGCATGATTTAATTAAGGTTGAAGGTAATAAGAAGTTCCGTCTGGCTGCTTGTACAAGCTGTTATCTGGTTGTCTGTATAGGTTACTAGGTATCACACCAACAATTTGCACCACTGTACGTGCTGCACACTTTGCGATAGATAATCCAATACCAAGCATTAGACTTGTTTGTAGGCAGTTACGGACCCTGTAGCCAATGTGAAACCAGTGATCTGCCCGTATAAGACATACCCAGCAGGGAATGTAACACCAGTGCCATCATCTCCGCTTGAGTCTAGTTCCTTCCACGTCAGTGCTGACAGGGTGGATTCCTCGATAAATGCCAAGGCACAGAAATCACCAGTCACAGCTCCTGTTGCGGGGAGTGCGATAGTGGCTCCAGATTGGCCGAATGATTGCTTTTCAATATTTGAAGTTGCCATAAGTTTATTATATCAGTAAGTAGTTTATGTGCGAGTCTAAATGTTTGTCTTAGAGTTTTGTGACAACTAGCTGACCCGACTGAACAAGGAAATTGCTAGTACCTCCCGCGTCAACGCTTTGGAAAACGGCCACTGCTGATGTTGGGCTTGTTGCGGCAATCTCAATAATACCACTTACTGTGGCACTGCCAACGGCTCCATTGTTTGGCATAGCCCTGTCGGCCACAAACCCCGTGCCTGACCAGCTTGTGCCATCGTAGTGATAAATCTCGAACTGGTATTCGCCAGCAGTGTCGGTCGTGCAGCAGATATTCGCTTCGACTCTGTAAGTACCCGCAGTCGGTATTGAGATAGCGTTGGCTGTTGTGCTTGGTGTAGTTCCAGTAGACGAGCCAACAGAAACCCAATCCACTATCGCTGGGGTAGTGTTGCATACCGTATTTGTGGCGTTCGCATTGTTATAAAGCACGCCGTAAGTAGCACCACTTAATTGTTCAATCTTGTCGTAAACTGCATTCTTTGAAGGGGCCGTGGTGTCACCGTCCCAGCTAATTCCATAAGTGGTGTCGTCTGCTCCCGCAAGATGGGTGTCGTTACCAGCATCATCTGTAAACCAAAGCTCGTTTGGTGTTGCGTTTTTAACCCAGATTTGGCCGCGACCTGCTATATCGGCCAAGGCGCTTGCTCGCTCATCAATGAACAAGGGAGCAGAGATGTGCATTCCGTTAGCCACTCGGAAGTTGGCTGTCTTTTCTTGCGTGATGGTGTAGTCAGCGGCGGTGGTGTCGGCGAAGGCAAATACCCCGTCCAACCTACCTAGTGGCACACCAGTAGCCTTGACTCGGGTTCCAGCGATAACACAATTTGAACCATAACTGATGTTGTTATTGTTACCACCCAGTATAATAGAGCTATCTGCATAATTTCCAGAGTTGGTCTGGCCTGCAAGAATAGCACAGTATCCTCCACCACCCATCCCCCCATCAAGAGTGTGTCCCTGACCACCAATAATTGCGCTGTTGTAAGAGGACATTGTGGGAATAGAGGCATTACCCGAATGTGCTAGGATAACACTGTTCCCATAGCTATTAGCCATACTAGAATTAGTAGATGCAATAATTGCGGCGTTCGGTGTGGCTGAAGCAAGAGTATTACCAGTTCCAGCAGTAATAAAGCCATGAGTGCCTGCCGCGCTATTGAAGCTACCACCGATAAGTGCAGAGTGGGTACCAGCTGCAACATCATCAGCGTTACCCTGCATCTGAAGATCTACCGAATAGTTGCCTCGGGCATCAGGTGTGGAGCTTCTTGCTACCGCAGAGATATCATAAGTTGAGCTTGAACCTTGGGTCGTGCCACCAGTCGCTGCGTCTTGCCACGCCAGCCCTGTTGCGTAGCCCGATGCCGTTGTAAGAACTTTACCATCTTGAGGGAACGCCGTTAATTTGGCAGCTGTGTTATTACCCGTTCCGACAATAAGATCACCCTTAGCATCAAAGGCTGTGTCAGTCGTGATATCCCAACCAAGTGTTTCAATCTTATCGTAGATCGCATTCTTAGTGGCAGCGTCTTGGTTTCCGTTCCACCCAACCCCATACGCAAGGTCGGATGCTGCTCCTCCCGCTGGGGCGAGCTTGATGACGGATCCATCGTATGTTAAGACTTGCCCGCTTTTACCAGATAGATTCTCATTACTCTGGAACACATAGTTATCTAATTCAATGCTTGCTGCTCCAAAATTTCCCGATGCTGAGGAGAGTTTTAAATTACTTCGATAAAAACCACTACCTGTGTTATCAACGACACTTATCGTCGTTGGGTTTTGAGCGCCGTAGCCTGATGAGGTCCCTGATCGGATATCTAGACTGAACTCATCCAAGGTTGAACTAGTAAAAGATAAGAAGGGTGCGTTTGACTTCCGTATTTCAAAGTTTCCCACATCTAAATTACCGCCTAATTCGGGGCTCGTGTCCTCTACTATGTCTACCAAGCCACCAGAAGGGGCGGCCCACTTAAGACCAGTGGCTTCAGCAGCATCGGTCGTTAAAACTAAATCATCGGTGACAGGCGCAGGTAGTATTGAAGCGGCTCCTGCCCCAGTTGCAGCAATTAAGTCGCCTTTAGTGGCCCATGAGGCATCGGTGGTGATGTCGCTTGTGATGACTATCCAATCAGCTGAGTCGGATAGGACTCCCGATGATTTAGCTATTAAAACATCACCAACCGCAAAGGTTATGTCTGGGTCTGTTACGAAGTTGTATGTTCCTGCTGCGGTGACGTAGTAAATGTCACCTACAGTGGAAGTAATTACATTCAGGTTTGGGGAACCGAGTCCACCCGATGCAGTTGGATCAAAATCTCCTTTGTATGAAACTTGGTCTGATGATAACCCATTCAATTTTGAAGCCAGCGCATCTGTGAAAGCGTTGGTATCTGCCTCAGCTTCGTAAGCCACTTTGATCTCTGCTCCTGTCTGGTCAGCTGTCGCAGCGGTTTCTATGCCTGTCAGTTTTGTTTGCTCAGCATCCGTGAAAGCGTTGGTGTCTGCCTCAGCTTCGTAAGCCACTTTGATCTCTGCGCCTGTCTGGTCAGCTGTCGCAGCGGTTTCGATGCCTGTCAGTTTTGTTTGCTCAGCATCTGTGAAGGCGTTGGTGTCTGCATTGGACTCGTATTTTGTCTTAACGGTTCCCGCGTCTAACCCACTCCCGACTATGGTCCAGTCACTTTCCGTGGATGCACTGTCAACCTCTGCAATTATGGTTGTCCCAAGTAATAATGTTTGACTATAAAAACTACCCTCTGTCTCGACGACATAGGTGTCTCCTGCGGAAATTGCGATCGCTGATGGTGATGTTAAGTCAGGTGTGTTAGTCGAAGCATTGTAAGCTCCTTTGAAACTTGATGCGCTTAGAAGGATCTCATTATCGACATAGGATTTAACACTAGCTTGTGTTGGGACTTTTGTCTGTGAGTTGCTCACCAAGGTGGCTTCGTTTAATACAAATGAGGCTCCGCTAATATCTGCATCCGTGGTTTTTACAATGACATTACCATCGGTAATATTGGCAAGGGTGTGGGTGTGGGCTGCTTGAGCAAAATCGGTGGTGTCGGCTGCAGCTGCGGTGCCACTGTCAGATATGTCAGAAAGGGTGTGAGTGTGGCTTGCTTGAGCAAAGTCGGTGGTATCGGATGCAGCGGCGGTGCCGCTGTCAGATATGTCAGAAAGGGTGTGAGCATGGACTGCGCCAGCAAAGTCGGTGGTATCGGATGCAGCTGCGGTGCCGCTGTCGGATATGTCAGAAAGGGTGTGGGTGTGTGCCGTCGGGTCACGGTCATCTGATAAACGAGTGTCATTGCCTTTAACAACTTCGGCAGCTGCGGCATTACCTACTGTAGCTACATCAAGACCAGCGGCACTCCCAGAATCCGTAATCTGAGATAGTGTGTGGCTATGTGTGGTTGGTGTTCTCGCATCACTAAGGCGGGAATCCGTGGTATCAATAAGGGTAGCATCAGAGATCTGAGAGTTGACTGAAGACAAGGTCCCAGCTTGGATGGAGTTGCTAGCGAGTGTTCCTTGGGATGCGGTCGCAAAGTCGGCTGAGGCGGAGGCAGCTGCTGTGCCTGCATCAGTAATATCAGCTAAGACATGTGTGTGAACAACATCTGCTTTTCCTTCTAAGGAGCCTGAGACCCCTGTTAACTTGATAACTTTAATTGGGTTGGCCATACTAGTGGGTGATGTGCTTAGATGTTGTCAGGACAATGTTCTCTGAATAATGAATGTCACCACTTGGGTCGGTGAACTTGATGTCGAATACCATCGACATCTGTGGGGGTAAATTTAAAGTATCGGCTGGGGGTGCAGACACGCGGATTTGTCCGACCGCTGCTGCTGTGTCGTCGATACTGAACGTAACAAGTTTCTCGTTACTTGAAACAAGTTTAAGGTCGCTTTCAAACGACCATGAAGAAAGATCAATAGGGTTATCCACCTCATCAACACAGAGACAAGTCTGAGAAAATGTAGAACCTCTCTTGATCTCAATCTCTGGGGCGGGCATGGCTTAGGCGTATTCTTCTTTTTCTTCGTCTTCTTCGTCGTCTTCAGTCAAGGCTTGCTCAACCGCAGATGCGAAGTCGGCGTCTTCCTCTTCGGGTTCACCCTCGGGCTCCTCCTCGGTCATTTCTTCGGACATTTCCTCCACCATCTCAGGATCGGCAGGGGCTTCTTCAGCCATCTCTGCTTCAGGGGCTTCTTCAGGGGCTTCTTCAGGGGCTTCTTCGCCTCCTTCGGTCAGGGCCTCGGCTTCGGCGACAGCCTTATCAGCTTTGATCTGCATTTGTTGTGCTTCGAGTTGTAGCACTTCCGCTTTGGCGCGGGCTAGTTCTGCTTCAATAGCAGCTGCGAAGTTGTCGGGCTCTTCTGTAGATTGGTTGTCCATAGGTAAAAGGTGTTGCGGGGGGTATAGTTTTTATACCCCCCACAACGGTTAGTTTGTTTTAGCGATTAGGCTGCTGGTGTAGCAGAGTCGCGCTTGAACAGAATGACGTATCCGAACTCAGTCTTGATTGGCTTGGAAGCCGATGCAAGAACACCACGGAAGAATCCGTTGGTCTGGTCTGGGTTTTTGTCTTCTGATGCGATGTTGAGCCAGTTGAACTTGCCCTTGTAATCACAAGCGTTGAAGCTCAATCCGTTGGAACCACTGAATGGGTTAGGAATCTGGGACTCCATAACTTCACTGTGAAGAACGAATGCTGCTTCAAGTGGTGCTGTTTCATACGCGGGGTTGTCGGTAACGATACCCAGAGTAACTGTGTAAGGTAGGACGCGGGTAAGAACACCAGAAGTTTCAGTGTAACGTGGGGCAAGATCGTCAACCATGTGGTAGTAACCACGGAAGGACTTCTCAACACCAAGTGGAGCAATGAGCTCGCTTACACGGGCTGCGTTGTAACGTACGTCATCACGGAAACCTGCTTCAGTCTGAAGTTGGTAAGATGCCTCAGAAGAACAGACAAGTGCAAAGACTGGACGACCATTCTCACGACCATAAGCATCACGACCAGCACCCTTGCGGACGTTCTGGTAGTAAATCTTGTCGAGGATAGCATTCGAGATGTTTGCATCAGGGGTGATGTCGGTGTTACCAACGCCTGAAGTTGACAGGTCAAACACGCCATTGTTGATGGAGTTGTCTTCGTAGACGTCATCAGAAGCTGCGTCGCCGTCGGCGTCAACTACTGTCTGAACTACAGTGCCAGCTGTCTTAGCGGCCATGAAGTTAGCAGAAAGACGCTCATACTCGTCGCGGTAGCGGCTCTCCCATGTGTAGGCGGTAGCCTCAGTCATGAGATCCATGATAGCACGAAGCTGATCTTGGCGGTGAGCAGCGAAGCGAAGGTCTTCCAAGGAAATCTTGGGGGACTCTACGTTTGCGCGGCGGAGGGTGTATGGCTTCAGCTTACGGCTGAAGTTGATGTATGAACGAGCGTCATCAGTTGGAGCTGTGTTGTCATCGTTAATGTCAGCACCACGATCACCTGCGAACTGCTTAGCAGCTTTGGCGAGTGGCTGGCTTCCGATAGTCTGGGAAGTCCCAAGGGTGTCGGAAGTTTCTGTGACTGCGATACTTCCCCAAGTGACACCAGAGTTATTACCTGTGGAGTCGGTTGTTGGAAGAGCGCGATCATAGATCAATGTCTGTTGTGTGTAGCCCATGCCTTCAGGGAAGGGTGACTGCTTGATAAGATCCATCCACGCAGATGTGTGGAGGGTTCGTTTGTGGATATCAGCGCCGATGCGTCCAGCTTCCTGAACGAGGGCTGCGTCGATTGCGGTTAACGCGGTATCCGCGTTATTTTGGAATGTTGCCATTGTTTTAGGTTGTTATAGTTGTTGTATTTAATGTGCCTGCCAAATACGACAGACAACGAGGTTCGTGTATCACGTATGATACCCATTTGTCTTTTTAGGGACGGTTACCTTTAAATAGAACTACTTATGGCTAGAGCGACCGACGGTATCCGAAATATGTAGGTGAGATAAAACTCATGTAACATACCAAGCATAATAGAACTACTTAAGGCTAGAGCAACCTACCTGATTTATTACGCCCCCATTTAAACAAAAAATGAATGGAGCGTCAAGGTGCAATGTAAAGTGCCAAGACAGGTGTGGGGAATAATACTAATACACAAAAAAACCACACCTGTCTTGACTAACCACAAACCGCGGGGACACTACAACCCCATGTGGAAATTATTGACCCCCGAGGATAGACTCAATGGAGGACGCGAAGTCCCCGCTGCTTGAGGCTGATCCTGCGAGTGAGGCGGAGTTAGTCCCGCCTGAAAGTTTTGGTTCTGCATCTTCATATGATGCGAGCTGCTTGGTAAGCTCTTCAATAAGCTTCTGGGATGAAGCATACTCTTTAACCATGGATGGCAACAACCTTGCGGCTACTGCTTGGTAAGCGAAGTCTACTGAGTGCACAACCGTAGGGTCAACATCAGCGGCTTCCTTCTGGATGGTATCTAAGTCAAGACCTTCAAATCCCGAAAGGAATGGAACCTTGTCCTTAATCCGTTGCGTCACGTTCTTGGTTACGTCCACGCGCTCGGCGGCTTTTTCAGCTAGCGTAATCTTATTGCGTTCTTCGTTAACTAGTTCAGCCTCCTTAAGGGCTTCTTCCGCGTTGGCTCGTAGGTTATCACGGCGCTGTAGGATCGGGTCGATCTCAGATGCGAGGCGATAAAAGATTGCTCTGTCCCTATCTGACGCAGTGGCCATCAGCTCAGCGACGGCATTCTCCTGCTCCGTGGGGTCTTCCATGGTCATTGCCTCAACAAGTTCACTGTATTCAATACCGTGGGTGTCGGCTAACTTCTCAACCGCTGTGAACACTTGTTCCAGTGGATGGATAACTGCGTCATGATAGGCAGTTGTCTGCTCCAAGTTTGTAACCATTTGAGCATTCTCATACTCTTGCACACGCTGCTGCAAAGTTTCAACTGTCTCTGAACCCACAACGCCTTCAAGCTCAGCGACTTTCGCCTCAGCTTCTTTTGCCCGCTGCGTAAGTGTCTCACGCTCAGCACGTTCTGACTTTAGTTCTGTCTTCAAACGCTGGAACGCAGAACTGGCTTTCGGTGTCCAGTCATCACCAACGTCGGCATCAAGGGAATCCAATAGGTCATTTGACTCTTCGGTCTTTTCTTCACCCTCGGTTTTAGTGGACTCCTCTGCCGCTGGTTCAGTCTCGGCTGATTCCTCTTTCTTTGTTTCCTCAACGGCTGGCGCTTCTTCGGCTGCGGGGGTTTCTTCTACCGCTGGCTCATCGACAGCGTTAATGCTAGCCTCTAGGGCAGCTTCAAAAGAAAAGTCACCAGCATCACCGCCACCCACTTCAGGGATGGCAGCGACTGGATCAGATGTAGGGGTGGCTTCGGGTGTTGCAGTATCGGACATGGTTTATAGGTGTTGTGGTTATTGTAGGTGATCCCACTCAGACGTGCTGAATGATTGATTGATTTTGGTAGGAGCACTACAAAGTTTTCGTAAATCGTGGAACGCATCGCAGTAACCTGCAAAGGCTGCGTGACTCAGGGAGTTGGCTTCCGTGTTCCGTAGGGTGCCTCGCGTCGGGCGTGAGTTCTCTTTCAATATGGCTTCCGCTTTACGGAAGACTTCGCTATTGACTAACTCTTTCAACGCTCCCGCATTCCCACCAGCATACCATGCACCAACACTCGCATCCATTGGGATTGGGTCTATAGTGAATTGTGGTTCTTGCTTACGAGGCATGTGAAAGATCTTACGTAGTAATATCAGAATGTTCAAGATTTTTTATCTATTATTTCCCAGTTATCCCTAGGGCTGTCAATAAGGTTCCAGCTCAAGGATGCAGGGCCTAGGATTTCGGTTAGAGGATACAGGGCCCATGAGTCATGTTCGGCTATGTATACAGCGATGATATCAAAGTCTCCTTCTTGATATAAGGTGTAACGGGGCTTCCCTGTTTTATTCACTCGACGCGTGCTTGACGGTTTGCCAGATCCTATGATTATTTTCCACCGTTCTTTGTGGTGTGGCTTCTCGTGTTTTTGTTTAGTGGCTTTCTTAACCTGCACCATGATGGGAGGCTCACAAGCTTTGCGGATGATGATATCTGCCTTGGTATTATGTGACGTAGGTAGGAACACCTCGAACCCCCTCAGCGCGGCTTGATAAATAAAAGCTGCTTCGGCTACGTCTCCTACGTTCAAGTGATCGTGGGTTATGACCTAGCGTCTTCTTGGAACTTCATGGCGGCTTCAGCGTCGCGGATGGCTTGATCCTGCTCGTGCTTTTGTTGCTTGATGGCCATCTCGAGCTCAGCCTTCTGCTGCATAATCTGCATCTGGACTTGGGCTGCCTCCATCTTTGGATCTGGTGCTTGTTGTTCACCGCCCTGCTGCTGTTGCATCATGGCTTCTTCCTCAGTCATCTGCTGCTGGGCTTGGGCTGCATCACGTTCTTCTTTCTGCATTGCCTTGGCGGTGTTGTTAATCATTTCTTCACCATACTGTAGAGCCTGCTTAGCCTGTGCGACTAGTCCCTCAAGTGCAGGTTCCGCAGATGCGAACTGTGTATGCTCGGCAACGTGCTGATACATGGACTGAAGCACTGGCATTGACTGCATTGGGTCGGCTTGTCCTGTGTTTAATGCTTCAATTAGCTGTCCAAAGACCTGTAAGTGGATAGGTAAGTGGGTTCCATGTAGCTCAGATGACAATACTGGGATAGGTTCACCCTTAGAAATGTGTCCATTCTCGATGATCGCCATCTTATTGTCCACTGTTTCACGTGGAACATCTACTTGTGGGGCATATCTATCAGCAATATCGGCTCCAACACGGGTAGCTACGATGTCACGTGTGAGGTTTGCACGCCCAACTTCGTCAAATGAGCCACTAATTGCGTTCAATTCACGTAAGGAAGCCAGTCTGTTAGCCCTAGATCCGTCTCCGATAGCTCTAACTGCTGTAGTTCTGGCTGTATCGAGGCTGTTAATGAACTCTTTTGGTACGCCACGAGCCTCACAACGCTTGAAAAAGTCTGAAATGCGCTTGTCTTTAGGTGATTTGATGATGCGTTTGACCACTTGACGGAGTAATCTACCCCAAGATGCGTAGAATAAGTTCAATGCAGCACCACTTAACTGGGTGCTAATGTCCATATCGCTAACAACTTGATCCTTATTCCTGTATGGTGAACTCTGATTCGGGCCATATGGGGACTGTGTGTCCGTATTCATGGCCAATTGGTTCTGCATATCCGATAAAGCGGGCTGCACAGCCTGAGATAAGTTAGGAATTGCCTTCTCAATGATGTTCACATTGGGTGAAAGCACGGCATATGAGCCATAAAATGTCATATCGAGCTCCTCAAGAGCGCGACTTGACTCAGGTTGCAGCATTACGGCGGAGCTAATCATGGCTCCGTCGATCATTTGGCAACGTAGTCTGTTAGATGTTTGAATGTGAGAGAAGATTCTCTGCCCTAATCCGCGGATCGAGTGGTATGTGCCGTTAGATCCGACGCCATATGTAAACATCACGTATGCTTCTTCAGCAGACTTGTAGCGTGATGGCTTCTCATAGAGAAATTCTTTGGGGCTAGACTCGGCGCATGAGTAATGAGACAGGCTCCCGTCAACTTCACGGACAAGATAATGCAGAACCGATACGGTGGGGTTCTCTACGCCAATATATAAGTCGTTATTCTTGAGCTCGGCCTGTAAAGCCTCGTAATTACCATCAACAGAACCACCTGAGAACGACCCACGCCCCGTGGTGGTCACATTCTTAGTCATGACGCGCTTTACCTCGGCGACATTCCAACCAACTTTAGCAGCTGCTTCAGGGTCTTTAATAAAATTGTTTAACTCATGGAGGTGATAGCTGCGACGAATGACTGACACGTCGATGGCTTCCTCTGTTGCGGGGGTCTGACGAGGGATTAGAATGTCCTCAAAGGATCCTACCCTAAACTGCCAGCCTTCAGGGGAGTCAAAGTATGCTACGCCGACACCGTGCTTAATAAATGTTGTGCAAAGTCGAAGGTAGTTACTGTGAAACTCGGGCCACGACTTTAGTAGCTGAGTAATCTCTGAGCTAACTATGTCTTCCCACTCATGGCGTTGGGCGTCTTCACCGAGTGTGCCTTTAACATTAACGAACTTCTCCAATGAGGAGTATAGGTCTACGTAAGCTGACAAAGAGATATCAAGCAAACGCTGAGATTCTCCGAAGTTTAAGTTTGTTTTCTGACCTTGTCCAGAGGCGTTGAGCTTAGCTTGCGAGTATGGGGCTGAGCCATCAAACATGCCGTCGATTCGGGCACGCTGCAATGCTGACTGTTTGTCTGCATCCTTGAGGCGGTTGTATACTGCTAAAGCGGACGTTACATCTTTGAGTCTGCGTGCTTTGGTTCCGTCTTCCTTAACCCCCATCGTGAGCCCTAGCTCATCTATTACGTCTAGGGATTTGGGTTGCTTTGTTTTGTCAGCCATAAGATGTTGGGGATGTTACTATTTTATATTGAAGTGGTCAAGGTGCATTACCACTTGACCTTATTCGCCCAGTATGCCGCTGACATCTTGCCTTTATCGATGTTCTTTTTATGGCGAGCTTTGAATGATGCTTGGCGCTTGGTGGGTTGCTTGTCACCTGTCACACCCTGTTGTCCAAAATGGATAACCTTAGTCTCGCCGTCTTCACTCGCCATGACGACGTGGCTCTTGGTTTTGTGCTTGGGTGTGCGCTTGGGTTTATTGACCCCAGAAAGACCGAGTCTTTTTATAGTGGCTTTGACGCGATCAGAAGGCATGTCTAATACTTGGTTGTGCCCTTCGCTTTGTCATAAACCTCATTAGCAGCCGTCGTCATTTTCCCACGCATTTGTTCTTTACGGGCTTTCTTACGTTGGTCCCTGTCACGCTTGGAAGCACTACTTGTCATAGGCTTGGGGCTACCACTTGAAAGACCTATGCTTTTTGCTGTTGCTTTAACTTTATCTGAGTGCATGTGAATAACCTTACACAAGTTCTACCCAATCGTCAATCCTCGATCCTGCGTCCTTCGACTCGAGGTTGCCCTCGATGAAAGATTGAAGTGCAAGGGTCTCTGACTTGGTTAGCTTGGTGACGGAAATGTATCCCGACGACCTCCATGCTTTTACTATCTCCACAATACCGTTCTCCCATCGAAATGATAGGCGGTAGTTCTCGGCTTCGTATTGGTCTGTTTGTCTTTTCATTAGTCTTTTGGGTATGGTTCAGCTAGACCTTCGTCCAGCAATAGTTGATTCATGCTTACTCCATCTAAATATATTGTCCCGAGCCAACGGCCATATTTGCCTGACTTGTCTCTGTAGGATTCTAAGGTCACCTCCCTACCACTAATCAGGTTCCTGAGTCGGGCTGCTGCTACTAGCCCAGCGGCTCGCTCGTCTCCTCGTATCTCGGGGGTGTTGATACCGATAAGTCTAATCTTCTGATTCCTCATCCACATGTTGAACCCTAAGTCGATGTCTAGGGTCACGGAGTCGCCGTCGTATACACTAGTGCATCGTGCGTTGTATGTATATTGTGTATTCATTTTTTGTGTATTTTTTTGTGGCAAGGGATGCAAACCCCCATTAGCTCAAACATAAACTCGTCTCCAACATGATCATACGTCAGGTGATGTGCTTGTTGAGACTTTGCCTTTAAACACGCCTGACACAGTGGGTCACGCTTTAGTATTTTCTTACGCTTCTTAGCCCATTTTTTGGATTTTAAATACTCATTATACCACTCCCACCAGTCTGATTTTTCTCTTTCTTGGTCAGCAGCAGCTAGACTATAGCGGATCTCTGCTATCCTGTTACTCGCTGCCGCTGCTTTGCTCATTAATGTTTTTGTAGATAAAACATCTTCAAGCAGAGGCCAATCGTTATCCCATTCCAATCTTCGGATGTCTTTCCCCTGACCTTTCTGGCCACAACCAAGACAAATGGGTACTACATTACTGTCACCAAATTTGTGGGTGTTGTAGCGGTTTTTAATTGTACCAACAATTATCTCACCCATCGGAAGATCCCATTTGTTGGTGCCGACGCAATAGCAGAGCCTATTGCGGCCATATGGTTTATCATTACGCTCGCGTATAAGATACTCAACGTCTGCGTTTGCCGCGTCTACTAATTTTATCGCTTCGTCTAGTGTTATTGTATTCATGATTTCATCTCTATGAGTTGTTGCATCCGTTCTTCCTGCATCTCTTTAAGCTGCTTGCGGCTGTAGGTGCGCGGTCGAAAAGATACGTCCCTTAGGTTAACGCGTTCAATGGGGCATCGGCCACTGGTCTCGTCTAAGTAATACTTTACCTCGCGGAAATATATACCTTGAGCGTCTTCAGTCTGATGGTAAACATTACCGCCGTGGTCTACTAAGTATAAACACCACAAGTCAGGTATCTCTATAAACTGGGAACCTATCTCACGCGGTCTTCGCGGTAGCCACTCGTGGTCCTCTCCAGCTGCTATCAGCGCCTCCCTGCGTAGTGCTTGCGGGTTTCGACTTCTCCTCTTCCCATCGTCAAAAGTAATTTGCACTCGGAGTTCTTTCCAGTTTCTACCTTTACGAGAGGTGAGCGTGGTCTTAATTGGTTTGCGTGAGCCGCTCTTTAACAAGCGGTATACCTTGCCGTTGGAGGCAATCTGATACTTCGAGGCGTTTGGTATGGGGTAAAACTGTAGTGTGTCTTTACTCATGTGGGTATCCTACTAAAAACAGAGGGGGTGTCAATCCGTTTTTAACTCCAATTTTGTGCTCGGGGCTGTAGCCTATATTCTATATAGCCTAGCGGCTAATAGAGATGACCACAACAACCCCTCTTCTTTTAGAAAGTTTTTATTCACTTTCTCCTTCTTAGAGGGAGAATATAGAAAAAAACTTTCTAAAAGAAAGGGGGTTGTTGTGGTCATCTCTCTTTTTATTTAGCCCTTACCCTATATAGCCCACAGGCCCATAGAGGGGGTGTCAATCAGTAAAAACACACCTTAAAATAAACGCAAACTACTTGCATTAAGGATCTAATGTATTCACTTTGTAGTTACTTCAGCAGCAAATAGGCGATAATCACCCCTATCCAAAAGCCTAACCAGAGCAACCCAATCATTATAAGGCACGCCCCTTCCTGCGCTTTGTTTATTTCATCGTCTTTCATTATTTTGGTTTTAAGTGTTTGTGTTCCAAAATCCACGGTATAATTAGGTTCTCGACGCACCTTACATACGCCTCCTCCTCATTACGCTCCATGTATGCGATACCCGTTATTCGGAATATCATATGCGACACCTCATGTATAAGCGTGAGCCAGTGCTGCTTCGGGTCATCTATACACTTCAGAGATAGGAAGATGGTGAGCTGGTCATTGTCACACAGACCCCACTCCTCTATATCTGAATACCGAACCTTGATCCATTTACCTAGAACCTTGATTCGTTTGACCTTGCTGCCCTTCTCAAGTTCTTTCTTCATCCGTCATCGTGATAAAGCAAGGTGTTGATTCGCCGAGCCATGCACCTATCTGGTTAAACTCAAAGAACTCTTCCGCCTCCTCGTAGTCCATTCCGTCCTTCATATGTGCCTTGATGACTTTGTCACGGTCGTAGCACACGATAGGCGGCTGCCCAAATCGCTCTACTACACCTACGATGCACTCGTCATACCCATCCATAATGAGCATGTCCTCTGTAATTTCATCTTCTAATATCATGACTTTTTGTTGTAAGGGCTAATTGGTGCTTCGCCTCGGTCTTCGAGTGTGCGTTGCAATAGTGCTAATGCCCGCCACGCAACTTTCGCTGCATGTAGAATACCATCATCATCGAGCTGGTCATACTGCATCAGGTGTCTGACTAGGCAGTCCGACTCATCGGTAGACTTCTCCCTCGCCCAATGGAGCGGTTCACCTGCGTTGTGTTGGTCGTTTCCTGTCTTACTACACTTAGCTACCAGCCACAGTGCATCTGGGAAGTAGTTAAGCACTCCACTAAATATAGGCGCTTGCTTCCGTTCGTAACCCTTGTTAAAGCCTCCTTCGTCCTGTAGATAAGGCTTCGAGTCGCCTTCACCGACCCCTATACTGGACCATCCTTTCTTTTGTTTATCGCTCATTGTTCTTTTTAGCTTTGCGTTTTAGGTAGTATTCATGCTGGTACTTCTTCTGTTTAGATACGTAATCGGGGTCCTTAAGTCTTTTCTCAGCTCTCTCTTGTAGGATTATTTCCCTTTTAGCATAATATCGCTCTTTGGCATACCTCAATCTAGCGCGTCTATTCTTCTGGTAGTACAGCCGCTTCTTCTTGAGGGTCGCTTCTGGTGTTTTCTTATCGGGCATGACTTAGATTACCCACCACCACACTTGTGTCAAGTCTTTGTGATTCCCATTAATTTTTTCATATGCGTGTATATATACACACGCACGACCCGCAAAAAACCCGCACACCCCCCGTGGCGTCCCACAACTTCGCACAACGTATGTAATGCCAGATCCTAAGTCCTTGATCCTGAGACAGTTACCAGAATAGGGCTGTGGAACAATCG